TAAATTACCGCCCACTAATACTGGGCGGTAGTAACATTCCTCCTTAGCTCAGTCGGTAGAGCATGCGGCTGTTAACCGCAGGGTCGTTGGTTCGAGTCCAACAGGGGGAGCCATCTCAGAAGCCTTGAGCCTCAACGGGTTCAGGGCTTTTCCCTTTTCTAAAATAGCTCGAAATTCCCATGTGTCTAACGTTTTGTCTAACACGCCTGAGCTAAAGTTTCGCGAATAATTTCAGAGGTCATCTTTTTCCTCGACAAATCAAGGTGTCCATATATATTACAAGTCATCTTTATATCGGCGTGACCCATCCAATCTTGGACGTCCTTGAGCGAACAACCTTTGGCGAGAAGAAGGCTCGCACAACTATGTCTTAGATCGTGGAATCTTATATGCGGGAGATTATATTTTCTCAATAGGTCTCCGAATTTGTGCGATATATATGACGGATCATACATTGCGCCATCCGCCCATTTGAAGATATAATCATTCTCCACATAGGTGTCTCCAAAGAACTCTCTGTTCTTCTGTTCCTCTTCTTTGAGCTGAAGCAGTAGCTCTCTAATTTCAGGAAACAGCGGAAACGACCGATAACTTGATTTGTTTTTGGTTTTGTCTTTCTCGACAACCTTGGTTGACATAGAGACCGTGTGGCGTATAAGGATAGTATTTGTGTCAAAATCAATGCTTTGCCACTGTAGACCCAAAACCTCACTGCGCCGCAGTCCATACATGACTGTAGTTTGGATGAGCGGATGCAAAGGTTCGTCCTTTATGGTCTCAAGCAGAGTGTTAATTTCACTGGCATTATACCACTCATACTCCCGTCTCTCAAGTTTTGGGAGCCTCACGAGTTCACAGGGATTAGACCTTATGAGCTTATGCCGCATAGCCTCCTTAAAGGCAAGCTGAAGAACATTCTTGTGCAGACGAAGGGTTTTAGGTGATAGACCGCCATTCCCATCTTTTCTGCCGTGGGTCGCCTTATAGTCAAAATATTGCTGTATATTGTCAAGGTTGGCATCCACTAATTTTATTTTGTGTTCCTCAAAATACGGTTGAACATGAGAATCGACTATAACCTTATAACCGTCCCATGTTACAGTGTCTATGAAGGGTTTCGTCTCCGTGAGCCACTGGTCTAAGTAGTCCGAGATAAGTATATTGGGTTCATAAATCAGCTGAGCACTTTCATACTCGCTAATTATTGACCGCATAGCCGCCTCAGCTTTACGCAGATTATTTTTTACTTCATAACCTGTGTAAACCCACTTCTGCTTACGTTTTCCAGTGTTGTCTACGAAATTCAGAACGGCATAATACTTGCCGCGTTTTGCTTGCAAGCTTCCTGTCAATTAAATAATCTCCTTTCTGTAGTCCGCTTGCTGTTGTACGGTCATTTTAGCACAACAGCGCAAAATGTCAACTACCGGCAGAAAGAAAATTTTCAATACTCTTTTTAGTAATTAAGTAGCTTGTACCTATACGAACAGAGGGAATAGTGCCGTTATGCACAAGGTCATACGCAGCCTTTCTTCCTATTCGCAACATTGTCTGCATTTCTTTAACAGTTACCACATCTGGGTAGTTGTCAAACAATTAAATCATTCCATTCCTTTAAATTTTATCAATCAATCAGTAACCACAAGCACAATAGAAGGTCCACTCGCTACAATTTCATCATCTCTATATGGCTCTACTATTGTCGCCTCCACACCCTCGCGCTTTTTAAGTTCTTCCACGAGGTCTTTTGTGGATATCTCAGTAAGAGAATAACTCATTTAGCACACTCCTTTGCTTCGCACCATTTTGCCGATGTCGGCAATTTGGTTAATATAAGATTTTATCAGTGCCCTGCGGAAACTGTCTACTCCTCATCAGTGGAGCGACTTTCTATCCGCAGGGTCTTTTAGTTCCCGCCGCGAGTTCACGGCTTCGTAAACCCTACGACTCGTCTACCGCTTATGGTGCGGCGCATCCTCGTAGAGCGTAATCAGTAACTACATAACCGCCATTATTGCAGTTTGCAAAAATATGTAAATTTTCCATTTAAACTCCTGCACCCATAGTTAATGGTGAGATAGACTGTCTATCTCGCCATTTTAAGTCCCTACTTACGGCAAGGGATTTCCGCTTTTTTAAGTCCCAACTTACGGTATGGGATAACCGCTTTTTTAAGTCCTGCTTTTACGGCGCAGGATCTCCGCTTAGACATGGGTGACAGAAGTATCGTTATATCACGCCGAGGCTCGCGAGCAGCTGGATAATTGCCACAATAGCAATACCACCAGTGAGAGCAAAGACGTTTAAAAAGTTGTAGATCAATGCAATCAGCATAATATCTCTCCTTTACAGGTCGGCGTAGTCGGGCTCAGTGCTCGGGAAGAACGCTACGCCCGGCACGAACTTAATAACATCCGACGGCTCCGGCACACACATCTCTCCCGTTACCGGGTGTCGGTAAGGCTTCGGCTTACGCCTGACCTTCTGAAATGTACCAAAACCATATATTGACAGCTTATCTCCGTCGTTAACGACCTTGGAGATAGCGTTGCATACTGCATTAATGCAGAACTCTGAATCACCGAGGGTGAGAGAGTTATCTTTCGCCACAAGTCTTATAAGTTCCTTGCGATTCAAATTATCTTCCTTTCTTTCCTCAAAAGGCGACAAGCTTCGTCGCCGACTCAATGTTATAACCATCTTTATCGAGACACACATAAATACAGCCCTGCTGCTGAGAGTTAACCAACGCGCCGTCACCATATCTCATTTTCTGTGTCTCACACGCCGCACCCTGCTCATACATAGTGGTGTTTCCGATTTTATACGAACCGAGCCTGTGCGTATGCGCCATTACAAGGCAGTTGAAATCATACCCTTCATTGCGGAACCACAGCACAGCTTTCTCCGCCGTCTTCATAGGTGAACTGCTAAAAGCCTTCGGGTGAACAAACATTACATGACCTATCTGTGAAAACCACTCGCCAGTATAAACGACTTCGATATCATCGAATGTCTCACGAAGCGGCTCAAACCACGTCTTAATATGATTGCGACGGTCGTAATGATAGAAGCCATCAACGAAGATGTAGTCCAGTGCCGTCTCAGGCATAAGCTCCTGAAGGTCTGAATCGAGGTGGTTGGCGAGATATGCTCCGAGGCGAAGCTCATGGTTGCCGTAGTTTGCGATGACCTTCTTCGGTTTTATGTAGTCAATAAGGTCTATAATGTACTGCCGACCCTCAACCAGTTCCTCGATGCACGGTATGCGATACGACTTCGAGAATTTGGATATCGACTGACAATCAAATATATCTCCGTTGAGCTGTAGGACGTCTACACGCCCGACATACTTTGAAAATGTCTCTATAGGCTTTGCGAACGGGAAGTGCAGGTCTGATATAGACAGAACCCTCGTCGCCACGCCGCGCTCAGCTATCTCACGTTCATAGTTGCGACCGCGATTGAAAGCGGCAAATTCTTTTCGATAAGCACTCTCGCCGAGCGTCTGACCGCTTTCTGTATTGAGCAACTCGGCTATCTGGTCGCAAGTGAGACCATAAATTTTCTTGTTGTCGAAGAGCCGAACGAAGTAGTCAACATAGGACTCTCCGCTCTGCTTCTTAGCGAAGTCTTCCATCAGCGGCTCACCTCCACGGTTCGTGGCGAAGCTTCTTTAGGTAGCGCATCACCTTAAAGCCCTCGGTGCAGTAGTATGTTTTCTTTCGACTGGGAGCGTAGCGGTTCGTTACCGTTATATGCGTTCCCGGAAACTTCTTTCTAATCTTAAAAGCTTCCTCCTGCGAGATTTTAACTATATAAACCATTCCTTTTTATTAATTTGGAGCGGGTTTTCTTACCCCTCTCCTATTGTAACCGCACGGGACGCCCCTAAAATTTGTCGCATAATACGGCTATTTTAGGGGGTCGTTTATCCCGTTTGGGTCGGATTTTAGCCTATTTTTTGTAAATTTTTGCGTGATTTGTTGTCAATTTACGCAAAATATTTATATCGAGTGTATCTCTTTCCATATAGCTCAACATCACCCTCGTCGTCTTCTGCGAGCAGTCCGATAGGTTCTGCACCCGCTTCGAGAACCTCATAAAACGAGGTGTTGGGGTAGCCAAAGAGTATGTTAAATATCTTACGCTGAATCTGAGAATAACGAGGTTCTTCTATCTGGCGCAAGAGGTAGACCATATCGCTCTTGGTGAACGACATATTGCCCACATATTCTACGCACTCCTGCCTGATATCGCAACATTGCATCTGTTTGACGGAAGATTCTATGTCCGAAGCATATACACTCTTTATCTCATTTGTCATGTCTGTTACGGCATTGATGACGCGGGTGACTTTCTCATACTGTCTACGATGAACATCTATGCCATTACCCACAAGAGCGGAGAAGGGAAGATACTCCTGCTTCTTTCCTATCTCTTCTCTCTGAGCCCTGTACGAATTAATACAAGTCTGCACATGATCCATGGTCGTCAAATGCTTCTTGTAATTCTTTCGCTTGCGGTCATAGTAACCTTTGCCGATATCCTTCGCCTTGAAGAAGTTGGGTTTAATGGCTCTTCCGTCATCGCCCTCAATCTTATATTTATCACGCAGTCGGCGAAGCTCCTTAGCATTATTGATATTGAACTCTTTCTTTGCTTTGTCGATTTCAATGCCGCTCATAATATTCAAGATACATACATCTTTATATATTTCCTCAATATCACTATAACTGCCGCCACGATTGAGGACATCCCATATGCGGGTATTGAGCTCCTGACTGAGGTTGATGATATCGCCTATAAGATTGTTGCTCGTTTTAACATCAAGATCAACCTGCTCGTCGTGAGTGTATCTGCGTTTTTTCTTAACGGACGAGACATCCGGAACCGCTATCAAAAACTTACCTTCGTTCTTAAGCGCGGCGTTAATAAGGTGAAGATTATCCGTAACAAGCGAGGTATCTGAATCAAAATCGCAACCCGATAATTCGTTTAAGACATTTTCGCCAATGCTGTTTATACAGACTATCTCGTTCGTCAGATTAAAGTAGCGGTCGATCTCGCTACACTCCACATTCGTCGGAACCCACACATTGCTCATTGAGATATGGGGGCTGCGCGAACCTACGAGCCTCTGCCCATACCCGAACCTCTTTGTATGTATGTTGCCAACACCCAGCACCGACACGCCGTCGAACTTGCCGATGCTCGCCTGTAACATCTCGATTGGATTGCCAAACAAGGTTTCGTAATTGCCCTCAACAAGCACATGACCGAGCCTAAGATTTTTTGTAAAAGACTTAAGAATATCTATCTTGAAGTCATGATAAAGCTTCGTCTGCGCAAATCTGTCATTGAGACCGAGAAGTTTATATACAACATCATTCTTCGACTCAGCAGGGGAGATGTCGAATTCGTCTTCTATCGGATATTTGATATGGTAGCGCAGAACTGCGGGGTCTGTTCTGATAGCTGTCATATAGTCAAATGTCTCCTTGAGGAACGCCGCCGTCTCAGCCTTGTCCATCTGCAAGCTGTTGAGAAGCTGATAGTGCGTCTGCACCATGCGCCCGTCAAAAAAGTGAGTCGGCTTATCATACTTAACAACGCCAAAAGTATTGTCGATGTGCTTCATCCAATCGTTTATCGTCCCGAACTTCAGATACTTGATGCTGCTCGGCGTGGTTACTATCTTTATATCTTCCACACGCTTCGCTTTAGTGTAGCCCTTTAGCTGACTCACCTCTGTTATGCCGTGGTCGGCAAACCACTGCTGCAAGTTTGTATTGAAGCAACAGCATTTAAAGAAGAGGTTGCGGAGTAGTATCATGCCCTTATCGCTGTATTTGCCCATAGCTGATATATCTATAAGTCCCTGTCCGTCCCAGATAGAGTTGGTTATCTGTTCGTCTTTTTCTTCGGCGATTAGGTGGTCGCCATCTTCGCTGACGGACATAACCCTATCGAAGAATTTGCTCTCGTAGTCGTCTATCACGAGAATGTTCTCGGGGTTTATTTCCAGTATATCAATAATAGAGCTTGACGGCAGAGAGATATATGACTCAAGCGCAGCAAGGTCTACCTCTTCACTCTCGGCGACTTTCAGTCCACACATCTCCCACTTGTGCATACGAGCGTACAGTTTCTCGTCAATAAAGAGACACTTGCCAACGCGAGAACTGCCACTTGACCTCTTCCACCTGACATACCTTACTCCATTACACACAAAGCCGTCATTATACAGTGTCCTGCGCAGCTCCGCTGTGCTCTTCAGCGTCTTAGGTGTTTTGATAAGCGTGTATACGCCACCTTCAAAACCGAAGTATTTACCGAGCACCTCGTCAGATACCGGATATTCCACAGGCTGTCCAAGTATTATTCCCACCAGCTCGCCGTCTTTTATAGCCACGCAGTCATTGAAGTTAAGGTCTGAGTCTTTATATCCAAAGCGAATATACCTATTTCTGCCGGCTTTATTAAACTCCGCCACCGAGTATTTAAAGGTTACATTTATTACACGCGAGGTATACTCTTTCTTTCTTCCGTAAAAGCTGAAGTTAGTGCGGCGGTACACTTTCTCATAAACCTCGCGCAGTTTTATCTGATCTAAACTGTAATCGAGCGTGTTGGCGTATCGTCTATAATTGACCTTGCCGTCTTTATCCACCAACGAATAACCTGCGTCGGGGTATAGCTCATTTGTTATGTATATATCCTTAGCGTCGATACCCGGTATATATATTGTATTACCTATAGTTAATTCTCCTCATCCATATCCGTATTTATGGCTTGATTTCCATAGTCTATGTAAGCAACCTCATCCCAACTGCCGTGGCAGGGGTAGTCGTTGTCGTCGTTGCCGCAGCGGTTAATCCACGGGCAACCCTCACAAAACCCTCTATTCAACTTCTTTCTCTAATCCTTTCTGTAAAATGCCGTTCACACCTCTCCCCTAAATATCAGCCATGTCTCATTTCGTCCGAGTTTTGCTGTCTATATATTACAAACTTCGGTTTAAAGTGTCCCGGTAGGGTAACTTGTACCCCGAGTTTCAATGTTTTATTTTTATGTATTTAGCTTAGCCTCCTCCACTCTTCTCCACTATGAATGGTGCAGGTCTTTCCGCAAGTCGGACAATCGTCAGCAATTACAACATGGTCGTCCTTAGACCACACCGCAACCCTCTCGCGTGAAGATATCCATTCTGTGTGACAAGCGGAACACACGAAGCGCTCTTTATCGTTTACCATATCACTCTTCTTGGTTATGCGTCTGTGAGTGTAAGGCAGAGTTGCTTCTAAAATAGAACCCACGATTGTACAAAACAGCAAAATAAAAAAGACCAACATTGCTACCATCCCGTCTGTCATTATTTGTTGACCTCCTTATTAATAATGCTATCTATCGTCTGCGCGACATCGAGCTTTGATTCCAACACGTTCGTTTTATCGCGCAGTTTAAGAAGCTCTTCTGCAAACGCAAACATAACATTGGGGTCTTTCTGGCATTTAGCGAGAAGCTCATCGGTCATGTAACCGCCTGTTTTACGAATAGTGGGAAGTATATCGTGTGTAACCCAACGCTTGAACCTATGAAGCTTATCCTGACGGTCTTCTATATATGCTTTAGAAACTCCTCGCGCCTTGTTAGGTTGTAGGGCAAACAAAACCGAATAAAGCCCAGACTCATTTACAATAGCTACGGTCTGAACTCCACCGGGGGTGTCCATTTGCGTACCCCCCTTATCTTCAGCGTCCACCGATTGCATAATACGGTTCCTGTTTGATACACCAAAGTACGCACACACATCAGCCGCTACAAACCACGGTTCGCCGTCAATAGTTATGGTACGGATTTCTCCAAATTCCTCATTGTTAAATACTGTCAGTTCATTCATTTCATTTTCTCCTTTGTTTATAATTAAAATGTCACGAATAATATGCAATATTCGGGACAAAGGGGAGTCGCATTTGCGTACCCCCCCCTATATCGTTGTATAGCTATTGCTCATTTTTGAGCGGGTTCAACTTAACCTCACTTCTCCGCCCTGTACTTCGCTAACGCCGCCGTCGCCTTGCGTTTCTGTTCTTCGGAAATGCTTCGAGCGGCGTTCTTTCTTATAGTAACTGCGGAAGGGATAGCCTTTAGAATCATCCCGCACACAGTGCCGTCGTCGTAAACCGTCTGCTCTACAGGTGTCCAGCCTTTACGCAGCGCGGCATTGAAGTCTTTCGGGACGGTGCTGTCCATTACCCAGCCGTCGCCACTTCTATATATGTGCGTCTCTCGCTCACTCACAGATATCTTACTCGTAATCGTCTTCGTCTTTATCTCCATTCTGAACCCTCTCCATCCAATCTTTTAAAAGTGTCCTCATTCTTCTACTCGGCACATACAGCCATATCTCTTCTCCACGCCTTATAGCCGACCTCCATATCCACTGCAACATAGTTGAAAGGGCGTACATATCTTGGTCTACCTCTACACCAAATTTCTCATATACACGCCTCTCCGCGACATTCATAAACAGGTTGACGGCGTAGGCAAGGTATCTCTTATTGATGTATGAGTTAGTAGCCCTCTCGTTGAAGACGACGTAACTCTTGGTGTAGCCTTTGCCCTTAACCTTGTTACAGGCGCTCTTATAGGTTCCCCACATACGCTCGTCCGCAGGTGAGTTCTTCCATATATGCTTGTAGCAGTTGGCTACATGATTCTTAACAGCCTTAAGTTCGCCGTCCTCACCAGCCTTGCGTCTCTGATACCAATTCATAGACAGCGCATGGGGCGGGTCGCCTATACGGTTGAGCTTTGGCGACTCTACTATATGTATAAGGTCTTTGATGTGCTTGGTGTACTCCGGTACATAATCAGTGCTATCCGAGAAGCGATAAACGCCGTCCTTTAGCGACACACCTATATATGTATAGGGGATTTTGTAAATCTTCATAAAATAGCAAAGCGCCTGTCCGGTAAACAAATACGTCAGCACGAACACCTCATCGAACGAGGTCAACAGCTCCTGCGGCAGAGCCCAATAATAAAGCTTCTGCCCCTTTTGTCCATCAACACACAAAATATCGCGGGAGCGGAACATCTTCATCTCGTCCTCAAATTTGCCTGAGTCGTACAGCTTGTCTGTCGCCCGATATGTCGTGCCGTCTGATTCTAAAAAGCCTGTAGCAACAAGCCCGCCAACATCATTGGTCTTCATTTGACTCTCGATGAGAATATCCAAGCTCTCGTCTATGATGAGGGTATAGCCAAGCTCTCTAATCATCGCCAGCGTATCACGGTTGTAATTTCTGAAAGCCGCGTGGGTTGTCGTTATGTTGCGCCCCTCGCTTATAAGAGCTGCTGTGTGCTCTGTCTTTCTGAAATGGTATTCGCTCAGTTTGTTGCTCGGCTCGACGAAGTGCAACTCCGGGCAGCCCTCTTTGATACGATTGCTCTCCGCCAGATACGGCGTGATGTAAATGAATTTCTTCTCCTTGTGTTCGTTCATATAGGTAATAGCAGCTTCGGTTTTGCCGGTACCCATAATCGCATCGCATACCTTGACTTTGATAGTGTTTTCCTCCTATTTTGAACTTATTTTTTTAAAATGGTTCCAAACTGGCTCACAGCCCTTGTGTATCAAGGCATCTGAGCACCCCCTCTCTTAAAAAACAATTTTGTGTTATGTGAAGGTCACAAGTCCACTAACGTGTCCTTGCTCGCCACATAATTCCGCCTACGGAGTAGGCGGGGGGGTACGCTATACCACCTCGGGAGAAGTTCTCTTCGCGAGCTTCGCTAACTTCTCTTCGGAGATACCGCTGACGCCTCCCTCAAACATCTCCGTAGGCGGGTGGAAGGCTTCGCCTTATTTCTTAAGGAAGACTGCATCCTCGGTTCGCTCCATCTTGAGGCGAACTCAGCAAGCCTTTAACTGCGCTGCGCTCCGTTTCCGTTCGCCTTATTAGTGTCGCTCACCTCGGATTTGCCTTGAAACGGCTTACGCCGCAGCCTATACCACCATGTTATGTATATACCTTACACCCGAGGTTGGCTGATTTACCAAAATCTAAAGGTTAAATTTATGAATAAATTATTAACAGAAGTAGAGGGTAGAAGCTTAGCGCGTAGCGATAAACATAAATAAAAAAAACGCGCCCTTCGGCGCGTAAGACGATCGTATACATATAGAACTTGTAGAAGCTTTCTTCGAAGACGTCAGCCTGTACATACCAACCCTATAGGCTTATACCACGGACGAAAGACCGCTCGTAAGGTAGACTTTAGGGATTTTAGCCTGTACCACATCTTTATCTCGGATGCTCGTAGGAGTGACTTTGTGCGTAGAGCGGGCTTTTACCAGTTTTTTTAAAATTTTAAAAAGCACCAATCTACCTGACCCGTAGAAGATACCCTCTACTATGGGCGGGATTTGTGTAGTTCTGAGGGTCTATTTTGACGACGTGTGAGTGGGGTTGATTAACTAAGCGGTTTTTCACGATTATTTTTCTGCTATAGGTTTAAAATAGCCCCCTTGCGGGGGATAATCCATAAAGGCGTATTTTATGGATTATTATACCTATATAGTCGAGGTATACAAGCTATGATATTTTAGTGTTATATAAGCATTATTTTTTGTTGTATTTACAACAACACTGTAACAACGACAACACAACAGTATCACGCCGTCGTATATATTGCATATTCACTATAAAGCAAAATAAAAAAATACCTATACACCAAAAAATAAATTCCGTGTGTATAGGTATTATATTATATATTATATATTCGCTCTATAGGTAGGTATATATACCTATAACGCGCATACCGTCTCACCGTCGGCGGTAGCGTAGCGCGGCGTAGCCGTGCCCCGAAGTCCCGCACAAGCGTTATGTGCTATTATAGAATATTATATATCGTTGTTGGTGCTGCTGCTGCTCGTCGGCGGCAAGCGTAGAACGCCGCGCACATAGTCGGCGGATAAGTTAGCGGCGGCGGCTACTGTAGATATAGCCGCATTCAGGTTAGACGGCGCGGGTCCAGAGATCGGGCGTTCGAGTAGAGTGTCAACGGATATATTAAGATAATCGCATATACGGGCAACGGTAATATAAGACGGCGCGCCGCCGTGTGTCATTTTAGTTAAAGCGGCGTGATTGATGTTTAATTCTTGCAACATAGTTTTCACCGTGATATTTTGTCTCATGCATTCTTGTTTAATCTTTTCTGCAACAATAGACGGCTCGTAATTGTTAGTATTGCACAAGTTTATCAGCTCCGTTGTATAGGATTATTGTGTATATGTTACAAAGATGTGTAAAATCCCTAAAAAGTTCATTATTTTTCTTTTTCGAGTATAACAATGCACTTTTTGGTGCTATACTATGGGCGTACTCGAGAGAGACCCACGGACAAGCCGCCGACGATGAGCCACTGAGCCACGCGGACAAGGCGCGCGGGGTATCTTGTAAAGTACAGTCATCCGAATATACACCATTATATAATAGGGGGTTTAAAAAGTCAAGCGCGGTCAAGCGCACTATTCAAGCGGCTTGCTATCCGTTGCAAGGGTAAAAAGAGCGGAAAGCGGAACACATAATTATTGAGTATAGCCTTGCAATACTTTGATATTGCTATCACGCTTTGACGGCTTTTTATAGCTATCAGCCAGAGGCGGCGCGTGCCGTGGCGCGTTCCCGATTCTTTCAATAATGTAAAATACCTTGCAAGCTATTCATATAGCTATTATCGCGTTTATTAAATTTTTCGGTTGCAAGGGTGACGCGCGGTCAGAGGGCGCGGAAAGATTTAGAAAATTTTCGGAGGGGGCTAAAACCTCCCGCCGCGTATGGTGTGTATGTGTTCGGACGCCGCAAAAGCCACGATAAAAAATAAACTATTCATTAATGCTATATTGATATTTTAGCTTTACACCGCCCGCGCTATTTCTCAGGAAATACGGACAACGGACGGCAAATTTTTATTCTCAGGAATAAATATTTATTGTAAAGTAGAAATATTAATATTTCATTGAGTGAATAATGACGATATATAATTAATTCATTTTTAACACATTCCGAGCGCGTGAACTGTTATATGTTCGCGCGTTCTTTAATGTGCTAAAAGCATATAAAAATTTAAATAAGGACGGTAAAAAATCATGAAAAAGACAACAGAGAAGAAAGCATTACGGAATATCGCGGATATCAGAACAGATCTTGAAACACGCATTTGCGCCTACAATGCGGCAATAAATGCCGACGGTACAAAGGCGGCAGAGCTCGAAAAGCTCGACAATGAAACATCAGAGCTTGAAAAAGAGTATGCCCGCGCCGCGTTTCATGCAACGGCACTTGAACTGCTCGATAAACCCGCGCCCATGCTTGCGGCGGCAACGGCTCTAACTTTCGAGACGCTGAAACACAAAGACAAAGAGGGTGAAAACGGCATAAAATCGCGTGAAATTGTCACGGCTGAACGCCCGCTTGACTTTGTTGCGCTTGAATCATTTTTTGTAGAGCGCGGAAAGAAATTCGGCGCGGAATCTACATGGGTTTACAAAGTCGCGGCTTTTAATCGTTTACTCTGCATGAGAACGGCGCAGAGCATCGGCGCGGATGTGAAAACAGTCGCGGAAAAGTTCGCCACGCCTACACAAGCCCGCGATATCGATCTCGGTAAAACGCCGACAAGCAACACGCAACTGCTCAAGCAATTACAGATGATAATTGACTCTATGCTTTATGCAGAGGGCGAAAAGGGCAACATCTACAAGGCAAATTCTCACGATGTCGGTTATCTGTTGTCCCTCTACGCGAAGAAGGGGCGCGGCGTTCTGAGTGTTGCGGCGGCTCGCCCGAAGTATCTCGAAAAGCTTATCGCGGAAATACTTCACCGCATAGTTACCGAAAAGTCCTATAATATCGAGTTCAAGGAAAAGAAAGACCGCGCAAGCGGCAAGATAGACCCTAAACCCGCCGGGGCTGTTGAATCCGCAAGAAAATCCGCGAAAAAATCGAGCGCAAAGGCTCAGACAAAGGCAAAGGCAACAAAAACGGCATAAAAAATTTTACGCTCAAAAGTGAAACTAAATCAAAATTAAAAATCTAAATCAGAAAGGAAATTTAAAATGAAAACTAAAACAAAAGTATATGCAATAATCGCAATTATCATGACCGCTTGTTATGCCGTACTGATCGCCCTGAGCGTGTGGAATCTCGGCGTACAGATGAAAATTAATGCGCTCAAAAGCGACGGTAGGAATGTTATGTACACCGACGCCGCCGCCTTCGCGGAGGTCTGCGATGAAATCGACCATTTAAAAACTCTAAAAGCGTGGAATTAAATCTAAATCAGAAAGGAATTGAAAATCATGCGCTATTACAAAGTTAAACCGGAATACGATCAGACCTGCAAGAATCCACGCATACACAACGGTAACATTTTAATCGGGGGTGAGCTTTATACAGAATCAGAACGAATTAAAATGCGATTCGTGCCCGATAAGTGTTTCGATGTTGTGGATATCCCGCGCAACAAAACTGGATTTATGTTCGGCGCAAGATTTGTATTTGGAATCTAAAACAGACTCGACGGCGAAACGGTTGCAAGACTGTTTACAAATTACTATGGGAATCAGCTTTTAACAGACGGTTTCCGCGAGTTTATGGAAGAGGAGGGATATTAAATGCCGGTCAATACATACCAACAGGAGGCAATTGATTTTCTGAAAAGAAATCACATCGAAATGAAAATCACATTCCGCGATGTAAAAGCAAATCAGCTATGGGGTGAAACTCAGTTACGGAATCGCTATTACATCTATATTAAAAACGAAATCAGCGGCGAGTATATGAGCACTTTGCTTTGGGACTCAATATATAACCGCGAACATCATCTTACGCCGACCGAATATGATGTCCTTGCATGTTTGACAAAATACGATCCCGGAAACTATGAGGATTTTTGTTCGGAATTTGGTTATGAAACTGTAACCGAAAATCAATTCGGCAGACTAACGCGAAATCCGAACGCTTATAAGATTTGGGAGGCGTGTTGCCGCGAATGGGAAAAAGTAAAGCGCGTATTCGGAGAAGATGAAATACTCGAAGAATTGCGGGAAATAAGCTAAAGAAAATCACTTCGGAAATTGGTAATGAAATTATATTCCCGAAGTGTTTCTATTCTCAAAACATAATCTAAATACTACAAAATCGAAACGAAAATGAAAGGAGCGAACATTTTACTATGTCATACGAAAAGTTTGTAAAGGGAGTGGTGTGGAGAGTCGGATTTGAAACGAAAATCCGTTTTGAAAACGACGGCGAAAAGTATACGGCATACATAACGGGCGGAATTATTATCTACGGAAATAGCATATCCGCTCTTGTATTGGTACGCTGGGGCGACGGTCATTCGGCGCGAATAAATCTATGTGAGGAGGAAATCGGATCATGAGTTATAACACCTATGGGGTCGAAGTCGAAAAGCAAAACGGTTTGGTAATCGGAAAGCATTTCGACAATCTTGACGACGCTATGTGTGTAGCCGAGCGGGCTGTATATGAGCGCGGCTGCGTGTGGTCGTGCGTATATATGCCTAACGGCGATATTTATGTTGAGTATGAGATGTAAATCGAATACAGCGTTAGCTAATACGAAGTATAGCTTTAACTAATACGAAGAAAATGTGGCGTAAAATTTTAAAAGATTTTGGTAAATAACCGAAGTCGTGATATAAGATAGAGCCGCCGTGAAAGGGAAACCAAACTCGGCTGCTAAATTTAAAATCAGAAAGGAAAACAAAAAAAAATGACGAATGACGAGGCGTATGCCGTTATTGCAAAGCACACATTCGTGGCGTATAGGAAATATGAGGGCGATAGACAGATAATTGTTTTTGCTACAAATATCGACGAGGCAGAGCACATAGCAAAAAAGGTGTTTGATACAAGCTTTGTATTTGTTAAGCCAATAAGTTCAACAGCAAATCCGCAAGTGTTTGAAATATAGTGATAATTTAAAATCAGAAAGGAAAACAAAATGGAAATCAGAGAGGAAATGAAAGACTGGATAGAAGCGTTTAGCACTCTGGATATGTGTGTTGAATGGCTGGCTTGGAGCGATGACGATTATGAATGAATCACTTATGGATGCTCTTAAAAAGGCTGGCTATCCGCAAGAGCAGATATTCAATCATTGCTCGGATCTGTATATATACCTTACGCCGCTTACGAAAAGAGTTGTCGATAAGTGGTTTAAGGAAAACAAGCTTAATAAAAGTTTGTTTGTCGATACATTTAGAGACCAAATCACGGGTAAGTCGATGTATGATATTGCGTTCCAGTACACGCCGTACTGGGAGGAGAGAGTGGAGGATCTGAAATGAAAATGATTTTTGTTGTGGTTGTCACTACCGAAAACGGAAAGTATTTCGCCTTCGCCGACACGATAGCGACGGGTAATAACTTAATCGCCATACTTAAAAGATACAACGCTGATATATGCCATTTATGCGAAAGCCGTAGAGAGGCGGACGAGCTGGCGCAAAAATGGAATGAAGCATATAGGCAAAACGGTACAAACTTATTTTAAATTAGAAAGGGAATCAAAAATGGAATTGAAATTCGCAATCACAACTGTAATTGAAATCGCCTTCGTCGTCGCGTTTCTGTATGCATTGTGGCACGAGGGTAAAATCATAGCTTTCGAGGAACGGATAGAAGATGCCGTAGCCCGATGGTTCGCAAAGAAAATCATAAGCAGAAGGAGGAGAGCTGCGATTGACAGAAGCAGACAGAATGAAAAGGTTCGTTAAACACAAAATCAAAGTCCTAAAGGAACTGGGTGTGAGTTTGACAACCGAAGATGAAAAGCGTTTGGCGACGGCTTCCAGTTATATCGCTGTAGATAATATGGCGAGAACAATGATTCAGAAATTAAATTAAAATTTAGGAGGAAAACGAAATGAGATTTCAGGTTGGAGATCGAGTAAGAGCTATCCGAAATATATATGGTTTTGAGATTAAATTCCTTCGCGGAACGATAGCCACAATATCCGGAAACAGTATAGGGGTGGCTTTTGATTCTTATGTACCGGGCGCACATAGTCTTGACGGACTATGTGAATATGGTTTGGGTTTGTGGGTTGGTGAAGATGATTTGGAGCTTATTGGTAAATCAACACCCGAACCGACGCTCAAGAAATGCAACGAGCGAGAAACATTAACTTTTGCGACGCCGGAGCAGATTGTTGAGATTGTGAGCAAAACGGAAACTGGTTCTACTTTTACAATCAATGGGCTTAAGGCAGTTGTTATTGAACGGAACAATGGATTGGCTTGGTGTATTTCGGAGCCGATTCGGTGGAATAATGAATCGTTTGACTCGTTCTTAATGCAGTATAACCCTATCATGGCAGACTATGATTGGAGTATGGAGGATTTTGGAGATGATAAGGAACATCTTTCACGAAAAGGAAAAGTATTCCCAATATCGCTTGATGATTGGCAAAAATATTGGGATAAGATGAGTAGTTTCAAGATAAAAAATTCTATTTATGACCCTATTCGTCTCTCGACTGGATTTAAAAGTGCGTCATTTGTTGTGCGAGATATTCATTTGCGTAGAGTTGATACGGGCTTGTTTAGCAGTGTTTTTAATCAATGGAATGACACAACTTGCGTTAAGTTCGCTATCAAGGAGGAAGTCTAAATGGAAAACAGTTTCAAGGTTGGCGACAGAGTTAGGTGTATAAAGGATGTTGCTGGTTTTTCGTCAGGCGGGAAACTTGGAACGATCTGCAATATAGATCATTTGCGTTTGGGCGTAGCTTTTGACGAAGAGGTTTCTGTATCGCGTTTTTTAGGACACAGCTGTAACGGACTTTGCGCAGATAGACATAGTCTCTGGTGCCTTGTAAGCGAACTTGTTCCCGCTGTCTTTAAAAAAGCATCAGAAAGAGAATACATAATAGAAATGTAAATTGAAAATTGGGAGGAATTTAAAATGTATTTTGAAAATGAAAATAAAAAGTTTATGGAAGAATACAACAGTTTTGATGCAGAAATTAATTATTACACAGAGCAGGTTAGGAAGATTTTTGATACTATCGGTATCGACCATGATTATACCACAGACGGAATAAGAATTAATGTTCGTGAGTGGCTTCGCGAAAAGAAGCCGGTGTTCGAGCTTTTGCGAAAGCATCCTATGTGGAACGAAAAAGCAAAAGCAATTGTGCTTCTTAGAGATGAGATACGTTCGACAGATACATATAAATTCAAGGACGACCTTGCAAAACTTAGGTTATACATTGACAAAAAGATAAGCGAATACGGGGTCGGGTATAATCCTATAGCGACAACCGCCCTTGATGCAATTTCAGAAAGTGCGGCGAGGGAAATTAGCGAGGAAGAGGCTGAGAGGATAAACAAAATCGGCTACTATAAGGAAATTCATTCTGGAATGAAACGAAGTCGTGTTATCAATAACATATTTAAAGAGTACCCCGTTGGCGACGATTACAAATTCGACGCGACGGGGCTTGTTGACCCCCACGAAGACGGCGATAGGAATTATGATAGTTACAATAAAAGATTTGCCGTTGTCGCCGACGACACGAATCCGCTCAAGATTAAACGCATAACAGTTTTGAGTGCAAATATTTGTGATTTTCTCTTGATGTCAAACGGAAATTCGTGGAGTAGTTGTCACTTTATCAACAGCAGTGGTGCATATCAGGGATGCTATAAGGCGGGAACGCTGAGCTATGCTAACGACGGTACGAGTATGATTTTCTATACACTTCCCGAATCCTATGCGGGTGACGAGTGGTTTATGGAAAAGAAAATTACTCGACAGCTCTTCTTCTATGAGAACGGTCTGCTTCTACAGTCCCGTCTGTACCCAAAGGGTGGCGATTCGACCAGCGAAAATTACCGCGATTATAGAGCTGTTGTTCAGGATATTATGTCAACTTGTCTTGAAATGCCTAATCTGTGGAAGAAAGTGGATTGCGATTGGGATGAACTTATAACAACCCACGACAATAGTTTTCATTACCGCGATTACTACGAGTTTCCCGATGAATGTGTGTTTACATACAACAAGGAAATGGAATCGAAAATCAATTTGGGCTTGTATATCGGCGGAGACTCCTATTGTGTTGATTGCGGCGACTTGATGGACACTTGTGATGATAAAGAGAGTGAGTTGCAGTGCATTGAGTGTTGCGAAAGAAATTATTGTTCTCGTTGTGATTGCTCGTTCGATGACGGGGATTATCTACATGAAATAGACGGAGAGCTCTATTGCGAGGATTGCTGTTTCTGGTGTGAAGTTCATGAGCAGTGGGAAATTAGGTATGATTATAGGGGTAACGACCTCAAGAGAGATGTCTATATAAACGGAGAGTCTTACACGATGTGTAGTGACGCTTTCGACGAGAATGTGGTGTACTGCGAGAGATGCGGTGACTACGAGTGGGAAGACGAAGCTCATTCTGTAGACGACACCTGTATGTGTAGAAGCTGCTATGAGGAATATATGGAAGAGAAAGCTGAGGAGGAAAACGAAAATGAAGTTGCTTAACATATTTAAATTCCCGCAGGACAAGCTTAAGGCGGCGTTGGTTTGTCATCTTAGAGACAGGGGGTATTCACCAATAGTAAGAGACGGGTTTGTGTATGCCGAGGGCGAAATTCCGGTTCTGCTTGTCGCTCACATGGACACGGTACATAAGCACACGCCGGATATCATCTGTATGTCCGATGATAAAAGCATAATGATGTCTCCGTTCGGAATAGGTGGAGACGACAGATGCGGAGTTACGATGATTCTTGAGGTTATCAAGGATCTCCGGTGTCATGTGCTTTTTACGGAGGATGAGGAAGTCGGCGGTATCGGAGCGGGAAAATTTTGCAAAAGCGAAATCAAACCGGAAGTGAATTTTATTATTGAGTTTGATCGAGCAAACGAAAACGACGCGGTTTATTATCAGCTCGATAACGAGGTATTTGCTGAAACGGTAGAGAAGTATGGTTTTGTAAGAGATTATGGTTCTTATTCGGATATCGTAGATATAGCTCCTGAACTTGGGTGTGCTGCGGTAAATTTGTCGTGCGGATATTACAATGCTCACACCCAGCATGAATTTGTTTCTCTTCCCCAGATGTACGCGCAGATAGAAAGAGCAAAAGAGCTTATAACAAACGAGAACGGAAACTTTTTTGAATGGAAGGAGTTCGTGCGCGATAGAAGTTGGGATAGCGAAAATTGGTGCTACGGCGGATGGTACGATAATTATGACTACTATGACGGCAAAAACAAATCCAAATCTAAGAGTAAAGTCAAGCCTGTGTCCAAGGAAGTGTCACTTATACCAGACGACGCATACCTTCAATCGTCAGACGGTGACTGGATTGAAGTTGGAGAGGAGATAGATGATTTCTTTGTGGATGATTCGGGAACGGTATATGTATACGACTCCGAATACTTAATGGTAATTCCATTGTTTGAGTATGTAGCGATAAGCGCAAATGGAGTACCTTGTAAAATGGATCCAGACAACAGCTTTATGGTTGAGGTTGAAGGATAAAAGGAAAGGAGAATTGAAAATGAAAAATGGTTTAACAATCAGAGATGCGGCTGAACGCTGGGTTCACGAAATGAACGCTATACCTACCGGCATGATTGAAAAGATGATGGAAGCAGATATGGATGATTGGAGAGAAGTTACATTGCCGAGCGTCGGCGATCTGGTATATGCATATAGCTATGGGTCGGGCGAGGTCGCAGAAGTAACATCAACTGAAGACGGTGTTGTGCTTGTGGTTGATTTAGATGTGCCACGGAGTGAGCAGGTGGAAATTTCTGCGGATGAGGTTGATATTGAGCATCTCGAATTACTCCCAATGTGGGGTACAATGTGGTCGTTTGGCGACTCCGTAGATGATTGGTGGCTTGAAGAAGGAAATGGAATCGAAATCATGTCGGAATGTGGGTTTAGAATTTACGAATCTGATGAGTTCGGATATTTCTTTGGCATAGACGGAGCGGGTTACAGTTTCTACGATGCACACTGGATTCCGCTCTATAAGGCAAGAGGGCTTCAATGGCACGACCCAGTAGCGGAGCAGGAATACCAAATGCTAAGCAAAGGGTATAAGAAAAGAAAATTGGGCGCGAATACATACTGGATGGACAAAAACAATAATGTAATTGAAGAAGTAATCAAGGAGGAATTTTAAAATGGGATGGACAAGTTATCATGCGTCATTCTATAAGAACGGCAAAATAGATAGAAAAGCAGAGTGCGACAGCATAATGAATTGCGATATGGTGGGCGACAAGGGGAGATATGAAGTGCTCAAATCTGCTATGGTGGGCTCTACTTACTATGCCGCTGTAAAGAAAACCATTTTCAAAACGGGAGTTGAGCCCGAAAAGGAAAGCGTTTTTGGAGTGGTGGTGCTCACGTCCGTTAACAACAAAGACTATTTTAACTTTTCTTACAAGGATATGGATGAGAGCGCTGGTCCCGGTTACTATGATTGTCCGAAAGGAATACTTGATGTGCTTACCCCTACGGAGTATGAGTGGGCAAAGGAATGGCGAGAGCGTTGCTATGAGAATATAAAAAAGAAAAAGAGTCCAGACGCACTCAGCAATCTGCCAATCGGAAGTGAAATCAAATTTACTCTGTGGGACGGTACTGAAAAACGGTTGGTAAAGCATCCGGCTGCGTATCAGTTTAGTCGTCCGTTTTGGATGAATTTAAATGAATATACATATGTGCCGGTAAACAGAATCCCTAAAAACTACGAAGTAATAAGAAGAGGCGCGTAACCATGTTTGATTATCAATAATATTAATTTAGAAAGGAGAATTAAAATGCCAAATTGGGTAACAAATCGAATTGTGTTTCACGGAAATCAGGAGAATATAGACAAGGTTCTTCGGAGCATAAAAGGAAATGGGTCTATGATTGATTTCAACAAAATTATCCCAATGCCCAACAACATTTATCGCGGTGATTTAGGCAAGAGAACGAGGGAACTGTACGGCTCAAATAATTGGTATGATTGGAGTGTGGCGAATTGGGGCACAAAATGGAACGCGCAATGTTCCTCACTCAACCACAAGAATACGCTGTGGTTTGATACGGCGTGGAGCTGCCCTATACCCGTACTCAATAAGCTTGCAGAAATATGTTGCATAAACGATGTTAGGTTTGAAGGGGAATGGGCTGATGAGGATTGCGGTTGTAATGTTGGTGTGTTTTGGAGCGACAACTGTGTAGACAAAGACTATGATTTTTATTATAAATCCATAGACGACAATACAGACGAAGCATACGACATATATGTAAAAACTCAAAGGCGAGAGTGATTGTATGGGCAAGGACGGCGATGGACATTGGGTGCGTTACGATTGTGATACTTGCCCAAACAAAGACAAATGCTGAAACAAAAAAATAACAAACAGAAAGGAATTGAATTTGGAATGGAATTGAAATTTGATTTAGGAATGCAGGTCATGACACAGGGTATAGCAAATATACTCGGTGACGGTAAAATTTGCGAGGAGCTGCTCGACGCTTTCGGACGATACACAAAGTGCGATTGGGGTGATATCCCCGAAGAGGACAAGGCTTTAAACGACGAGGCGGTTCGGGTATGCGATGGACGAACGCTCGCCGCATATAACACAAGTAAGGGCGAGGTGTGGATAATCACAGACTTCGGCGACGAGGGTAATGTGACGACCATGCTGTTGCCGGAGGAGTATTGAAACGATATTAGACACACTAAGGTGTTTTGATGTAGTTATGGGTGACAGTATGCTCATAGTAGATTTTATTTAAGAAAAGGAGAACGAAATGGAATATCTTGTACGGTTCAACTATTCAGGACGAGTTACATATGAGATTGAAGCAGACGACGAAGAGACGGCGAAGAGAGAAGCTGCTAATAGGTGGTCTGTTTGGGTATCGGCAGACGCGGTGGGACACAATCCCGAGTTTGCGTGTGCGGATATTAAGTATGACACTATGACGGCTGAACGGCTAATAGACGGTGATGTAGCGGAGGTAAATAAAAATGAGTAATGAAAACAAGGGCTTACTCATAGATGGCGATACCGTAAATAAGGCATTAGAATCAATAGGGGTTGCTACGGCTAACGTTGCTAATACAAATCGTACCCTTGCCGATATACTTAAAGATGTCAATCATCGTTTCGAAGAGCAATTTAATATTGATATAGAAACAAGAAAAGAAAAAGAGAAAGAGCTTAATGAGATGAGAGCTTCGGGCAAGTTTGTTTCTGTTATGGTTTTTGACCAGACAAATAAGCAGAGAAATTATCAGTATGTCGGTGAAACTTACTCGGGAGAGACGGTAGTTGGCAGTATCGTTTATGATGAGGGAACTTACATTTATGACCCCAAATATTATATCTATACTTTAGCCAACCTTAATACTTCTGCGGGCGGCGAAGTAGACGACCATAATATGCGTAGAGTTGAGGTGCGCCCTGATTCTATTCGTCCGTACACACAGATTGAAAAAATTAAGGAAGAGTTGCGAAGGGGTCACTGTGTAGAGCTTGTTCGGAACCTCTCGGATAGCTTTTCTGATAAGTCAATATGTACTATTGCGAATGAAAAAGAAATTCCTTATGAGCTTTGGTTTAGAAAGAAAACTAAAATGAAGAGATTTGGAGGTAAATGAAAATGTATAAACTTGACTTTTACACAGCGATATCTAACAGAAACGACTCTAAGACCCTTAATCACTTTGAGCGGGTCAGCGGTTATGGACAGGTAGTAAGAACTCCACGAGGAAGAGAAATCGAATTTGGTTTTGATAAGCGGAGTGACGGATGGTATGTAACCGATGTTGCTTCCGGTATGAGGATTCCTAAAAAATATGACACAAGGATGAAAGCGCTCGCCGCTCTTAACGCAGAGCTGCTTAGTAAGGTTGATAAGGCAGTAGAGAGCGATACATACAAAGCTGTAGTGAAAGCTCTTAGCGAATTTAAAACAAATTCGGAGGTAGCGTGATATGACGGTGTATGAAGTGTTGGAAACATATTGCAAAAACTGCGCACACAACGGTAATTGTTGGAAACCGTGTGCGGCGGCGATATCGGAGGTAATGAGCGACGAAAAGGTGAAAGCAAAGACGGTGGTGAGTTTATGATACTGAACACGACATATTGCAGACGAGCCTTTACCGGCGTGTATTGTGAACATATGGACGGAAATGTGTGTGTTAGACAATCCGGCGAGTGTGAGTTTCAGTACGGAGCGGGTAGACGAAATCGTTGAGGTGTATGATAGCATCTGAGCTATCGTAAGTAAAAAATAATATGGGAGAGGAAGATTAAAATAATTAAGAGAGGAGAAATCTACTTGGTTTCGCTGGACGGAGTGGGGTCTGAACAACGGAACACAAGACCTGCGATTATAGTGCAAAACGATGTGGGAAATGCCCACTCGCCGACGACGGTTATCGTGCCTTTATCAACAAAAATAAAACCGTCTATGGCGACGACGCACGTCAAAATAACAAGTAAGCAGGGCGTAAGAGATGAATCGGAAGCGTTATGTGAACAACTGAGAGTGGTAGACAAATCGAGATTAGGAAGGAGAGTGGGTAAAATCACCGACGAATCGGTTATGACGGATATAACAAGAAAAATAAAAGTAGTGTGCGGCTGTTAATTGGAGGGAAAAATGGAACATCAAACAGTAGTAGCAAAAACGAAAAGTGGAGATGAGTTTGTGGCTTGTTCCGGTATCGGAAGCAAGCTCTGCTCAATACATAGCTGCGAGTCGTGTCCTAAGATGAAATCAATTCGGGACAGCGCAAATAAGCTTGGATATGCTGGAAAAGGAAATGACTTTGCAGAGCTATTAAATTATCTATTCGATAAGGAGTGTGAACAGTTTGGAAATTATGCTGTTGTGGAGGTGTGTATGTCAGATTGACTCAATTCAAAGTAAAAGAGTTCAAGAGAATTTTACGGGATAACGGCTATAAGGAGGTGAGGTGTTGCGGTAGCCATCAAACTTGGAGCAATGGTGCAAGCAAAATTACTTTGCCGACGGTTAAGCTAAGTCCTGTCATAGCGGCTCGCCTCATAAAGGAAAATGATTTGAGTGTCCGATAAAAGTGACAACTTACAACTGGAAAAAATTCCCTGTTGACAAGAGAATTTTTTAGGACTATAATAAAAAATGTAAACGGAACAAATGTTCGACTAAAGTTCGATTAATGAAAGGAGAAATTTGTAAAATGGGATTTTTGGGTTCATTTCTTGGTCTGATTGGTGCTTCGGCGGTGTTTGTTGGAGCCGATGTTAAAGAGCGTTGGGACGAAATAGATAGAGAGCGGCAGCGCATTGCGGCAAATCCCGCACCGCCTGCGGAGATGAGGGGAAATTTAAGAGATAAATATGAATCTGAATGGCACAGAGGTGATAACACTCATTTCCCGGAAGAATATCTTCCTGCTCTTGAGAGCGATCCAGAGGTACTTTACTGGTGGATTGAGCTTCTTGCAGAGCGTGAGATAAGGCGTCAGGGTTATCGCGGTTATCCTATCAGTATTCAGGGCAATTTCAATCGAGTGTATAATGCTTGGAAGGAGCGTCAGAATTGGGTCAGATAACCAGTGTTGATGTTAATAAAGACATACTTATTGATAGCCTGAAAGCCCAGAACGCAAGGCTAAAAAAGCTCCTCCGCGAAACAGCAGAAGAGCGAGACAGATATAAATCCTTGTGGGAAACAAATCGGGTTCAAAATGAATTTTCAGAAAAGGAGCGAAAAGCAAATCGGCGATTAGAACAAGAGAAAAAGCAAGAGCGGTTGCTGTCCGGTGTAAAATCGGACGGCGTTCCAATAGCTCATGCGGCGGATTCGATTCGTTCCTATGATGAAATGTGTGTTGTACTGGATAAGCTCAAAAACACAGGACGAATGGGAATACGAAACTGGGCTATGTTCCGTTGCGGCATTTGCTTCGGTCTTAGAGCAAGCGACCTCGTTAAATTAAAATGGGGTTGGATCATGGACGACGACGGCGAGTTCAGAGACCGTATACCCGTAGTCGAGAGCAAGACATCTAAAATCAATCGGTGTTTCATTTCAGATGCGATAAAGGAAACGCTTACAGAATATCGCAAGTGGCTCGGCGGACGAAACTGTTCTCCCGATGATTATATATTCTCAAAGAATAACGGTGGAAAACTACAGGAGCAAAGCTATTCGCGATATCTCAAAAACGCGGGGCAGGAAGCTGGGCTCCCGATACACATTTCATCTCATACCATGAGGAAATCATTTGCGAATATAGTGTTGTGTTGTCACGATGGCGGCGCGAATGATTATGCTATGAGAGATTTACAGGGTATGCTCGGACATTCAGATGTAAGAATTACGATGAGCTACCTCAAAGACACAATCCTCAGATACGACGAAGCGAGAAAGGCGGTGTCAGATTTCGTCCTCGGAAAGACAGACGTAAACGAGCTGGTTACTTCAAAACGGGTTTCCAATAATGAAATTTACGAGCTTTGCAAAGAAATGTTTGAAAAGCAAGTTGCGTAAATTATTTTCATAGTTTTTGGTAAATCAACAAAGTGAGGTGATATACTTGACTCGTAAGAACAAGAGAGCACTCGCGAGAGCTGCTCGATACATAAACGATAGGGTCGAATTTGCAAACGACATCTTAGATGACGAAGAGGATCGACTCGATGGTTGGGCGGAGAATCTGAAAGGTTCTCAAAAACACATGGACGCAGAAGACTTTGTTGAAGATATCCGCGAACAGTTTGATATAATAACTGATGCGGTAGAAGAAATACGGTCTTTGTGCGGAATAGAAGACTAAAAAAAAGAAGACTCCCCACGAAAGGGTAAAAGCGTTTGGCGACGGCTTCCCAATTCGATGAGGAGGAACGACATTCGTATGCTCTTATACTAAACACTGACGTGTTTTTATAGGGGCATAATCCTGCCATTGTCATTATAACACAAGGGCGGTTGAATGTCAACGAGAAAATAGGAGGAATTTATTATGCAGAAACCTAAAATTGTTTACATTGCCGTTGACGACGACGATTATGAGCTTCCGTTTGCTATGGGCGACACGATGCGAGAGCTCGCCGAAGAGATTGGCGTCTCTACTTGGGATATATGGAACTGCGTCAAGAATCGGGGACGCAGTACAGCGCCTTTCAATCATACATATCGTGTCGAGAAAGTTAGACTTGCCTCTGATATGGAGGACATACTCGACTTTGGCACAGACAGAGACATTTACAACATAACAATTAATGCCTATGTATAAGTCAAATTCAAAAATAATAAAAGGTCTTTCGTTTGCTCTGGTGCTGAGCATAGGAGCATTTCTTATGGTCGGTAATGCCTTGCCGGTAGAAGCTCCGAGCGCAGAGGTAGTTGAAACCGAAACTGAAAACGAATCGGTTTTGGATTTGAAAACGGAAATTGAATCCGAAACAGAAATCGCCTCTACCACAGAGCAACAAAGACCCGCCGATTCAAAGACAAAATACGACGAAATAATTGCCGAGATTGCCGAGAAGTACGGTGTCTCGGCGGCTCTTATCAAAGCAGTTATCAAAACGGAAAGTAATTTCAATCCGACTTTGATTAGCGCAACCAACGACTACGGTTTGATGCAAATCAATGCTTGTAATGTATCGTGGCTTACAGACGAGTTGGGTGTCACAGATTTGTTTGATCCAGCACAGAACATCGAAAGCGGCGTGTACATCCTTAGCGGGTATCTGAAGCGCTATTCACTTGCAGATGCGCTGATGGCTTACAACTGCGGCGAGGGTGGAGCAAAACGCCTATGGAAACAGGATATTCACTCTACTCACTACACGAAAAAGGTATTGAAAAACTTGGATGAATTTGGAGGATTTTATGAATAGACATAAATGTTTTGCAGACAGAGGAAGCTGCTGCGCTGTGCTTGCAGAAAAGCTGTGCGAATATGGCGGGTGCCGGTTCTACAAGACCGAACAGCAACTCTACAACGAAAGGCAGTTTGTAGACAGATACATACAGAAGAAATACGGAGTTAGTCGCAGGGAATATGTGAGAAACAAATATGGCAGTGAGCTTTTAAAGTATAGGAGGAGAAGAAATGAGGAAGTCTAAGCTTCTCACTCTAATAGCTCACGAGGTTGTGCCTCGGAAATGTGTAAACAACATGGAGTTTGTTGGCTATGTTGCTCGGTGCAATCAGTGTGGCGAACCAATAGCAATCTACTATAAATTCGACGACGAGCTGAGGGTTGCGGTTTTGCCGAGATTCAAAAGATTTACAGAGGAAATAGAAATGAAAATCAAAGGAGGAGTTTAACGGAAGAGAAGAAAATGACGTTATTTACGAACGAAGAGCTTGGAAATGTTAGAGCGCTTGAAATCGACGGCGAGCCGTATTTTATCGGCAAGGATGTAGCAACGGCTCTGGGATATACGAACACCCAAAAGGCTATTCGCGACCATGTTGATAACGAAGATAAGCTGACAGAACGAATCGTTCTGTCAGGTCAGAACCGCGAAGTGGTCTTTATCAACGAGTCTGGTCTTTACAGTCTTATCCTCTCAAGCAAGCTACCGAAAGCAAAAGAGTTTAAGCATTGGATAACCGCCGAAGTCCTGCCCGTTATCCGTAAGACAGGTGGTTATGTAAATGATACAAAACAGTTCGTCGATTACTACTTTGCGGACTGCAATACATATGGGCGAGAAGCTATTACGCTTATGCTCAACGAAACAAAACGAATTGCAAATCAGTTAAAAGCTCAAGCTCCGAAGGTGCTGTTCGCTGAGGCTGTAGAAAGCTCGAAGACATCTATTCCAGTCGGCGACCTTGCGAAGATTATAAAGCAGAACGGCGTCGATATTGGACAGAATCGTCTCTTCTCGTGGCTGAGAATGAACGACTATCTGATAAAGTCGGGCGACAGAAAAAATATGCCGACGCAGAAGTCTATGGACTTAGGTCTGTTCGAGGTTAAGATATCGACTTTCTACAGACCCGACGGCACGGTAGATATCACGAAGACGCCGAAAGTCACAGGTAAAGGTCAGACTTATCTTATTAACAAATTCTTGTCGAGCGCGAGAGGAGTAGAGTCGGCATAATTAAAATTCTTATAGGCGGTAGCCCCTGTACAAAGTGGAGTATCGCCCAGAAAAACGGAAGAGAAGTTTTGCCTGAAGGTGTCGGCTGGGAGCTGTTCGAGAACTATCGGATAGCGAAAGAGAAATTCCAGCCCGACATATTTTTGTATGAGAACAATAAATCGGCAGCTCAACCCATAAAAGACGCGATTTACTCTGCTCTTGGAGGGGGCAAAGACTCATCAGTTCGGCTTACACACATAAATAGCGCATTGGTTTCGGCACAGCACCGTCAGAGATTCTATGTTACGAATTTCGGTGATATAGAACAACCGAAAGACAGGGAAATTTTACTTCGCGATGTGCTTGAGACTGACTGGACTACCGACCGGGCTAATTATTATTGGCTTGAATCGGTTGTACCAGTCAACACAACCGCTGGCGGATATCCCGCGACCGGGGTTGCAGTGCCGGTACGCATAGGAACTATAGAGAGCAATGCAAAGAATAAGTCGCACGACAGCAAACAATATCGTGTATATAGTCCCGACGGAAAAGCAACTACGCTGTGTGGACAAGGCGGCGGAGTAGGCGCAAAAACTGGATTATATGCTGTCCCTGTGGGCGGTAAAGGAAAGGAACTCCCCGTTTATGAGGTTAGAGACGGGCTTATAACCATCAAGGACAAAAAATACCCGATTGAGCTCGCCGACGGTTACTACATTATACGCAAGCTTACGCCTACGGAATGCGAGAGATTGCAGACCATGCCGGACGGTTATACTTCCGCAGTAAGCAACAGTCAAAGACTGCGAGCCCTCGGCAACGGATGGACGGCGGAAATAATCATACATACTTTAAATCATGCTCTTAAAGATGTTCCGAGAGACGAAGAGCTTGTAGTCTTGTCTATGTACGACGGCATAGCAACCGGTCGGTATTGCTTAGACAAAATGGGCTTTACGAATGTCAAGTATTATGCCTATGAAATAGATCCATATCCGATAAAGATAGCGATGTCAAACTATCCCGATATCATCCAGTGTGGCGATGCCTTTCGGGTTAGGGATGATGATTGGAAAATTCCAGACTAAAAGGAATCGGGTTTTGATTTGAAAAATGAAAATAAGAAGGGGAGATGAAATGGCTCGGGATTGGAGCGGCGATGCAAACTCTGTGTACAAAATTATCGGGGCGTCTAACCACTCAAACGAAAACAGGGCAGACGACGACTACTACGCGACTGACCCGAAAGCAGTTGAGGAGCTGCTGAAACGAGAGAAATTCTCTCACTATGTGTGGGAACCGGCTTGTGGTGGAGGACACATATCAAAAGTATTGGAGGCTCACGGCTACGACGTTCTGTCGAGTGACATTGTGGATAGGGGTTATCCGAATACATGTGTGGCGAACTTTTTGAGAACCAAACCTCATCCCACAAAATATATACCACGCGACATTATCACGAACCCGCCGTACAAACATGCCAAGGAATTTATAGAGAAAGCCTTAAAGTTATCTATGGATTCAACTAAAATAGCTATGTTCCTCAAGGTCACATTTCTTGAGGGCAAGGCAAGACGGCAATTGTTTGATAAAGCTCCACCGAAATATGTGTATGTATTCTCCGGCAGAGTGAACTGTGCTAAGAACGGCGATTTTAGTAAAGCTGAGTCGAGCGCTGTGGCGTATGCGTGGTTTGTTTGGGAAAAGGGGTTCAAGGGTGAACCGAAAATTAGATGGATTTAAACCAAGGAGGAAATCAAATGATATTTAGTATTGTAATGATAGTTATAGCTGTGGTTCTCACGGCTGTAGGTGCGATTTTAGCTCACAGAAAGAGAGAATACGGAGACGACGTTCCGGCGGCGATTTCTATAGTAAGTTTTGTGCTGGCGATATGTCTGTTCGTACTCTCAGCTTCAGCGGCTATTGTGCCGACCGGATATACGGGAGTAAGAACGACGCTCGGTCAGATAAGCGACCAGCCTGTACATAGTGGTTTCAACTGGAAAGTGCCCATTGTTCAGAGCATAAAACTTGTAAATAACAAACAGCAGGACGCACAGTTCGGCGGTGACAAAATCTGGTCGGAGACTGAAAGCAGAACAGCAATTTACTACGCAGATGTGACCGTTACTTATCAGATTAACCCCGACAGGTCGGCGTGGATCTACGCTAATGTCTCGAACTACAAGAACTCTCTGGTGTCCGAAAACATAGTTGCTTCGGCTATTAAATCCAGTAGCAAAGTGCTTAGCGATACCGACGCGACGAACCGCTCGATAGTTGAGCCTCTGATAATGAAAAATCTTCAGGCTTCTATAGACGAGAAGTACGGCGAGGATGTTGTTGCGATACTCAAAGTGACGGTAAACGACATTGACTTTGACGAGTCATATCAGGCGGCGATAGCATCAAAACAACAGGCTCAGCTTGCGGCAGAACAGCAGGAAATCGAAAATAAAAAGGCTGTGGATAAGGCAAAGGCAGACGCAGAGGCGAAGCTTATAAAATCTAAGGCTGAAGCTGAAGCAAATGACACTCTTGAGAAGTCCCTGACGGATAAGATTCTTAAAGAAAAATACATAGAAAAGTGGGACGGAAAGCTCCCGAGTGTGATGACCGGCGACGATGGAAGTTCGATAATGATTCAAAAGTAAGGAGGGAATGAATGAGGGTATTACTGTTGTTGCGCGGTAGTGCTGGGTGTGGTAAGTCAACATGGATTGAACAAAATGGACTTGAACCCTATACACTATCCGCCGACGAGATAAGGTTGATGTACGCTTCGCCCACTTTAAATGTTTGTGGCGAAGAGTGTATAAGTCAGTTAAATGACACTAAGGTCTGGAAGACACTCTTTCAGATTCTTGAGTCTCGAATGGAGCGAGGAGAGTTCACCGTTATTGACGCGACGAACTCCAAAACTTCCGAGATGAAGCGCTATGCGGAGCTTTGTAACCGTTATCGCTATAGGATTTATTGTGTAGACTTTACCGACATTCCTATTGAGGAAACCAAAAGGCGAAATAAAATGCGACCTATAGTCAAACAGGTTCCTGAAACGGTAATCGACAATATGTACGCTCGTTTCGCTACTCAGAAAATTCCGTCGGGGATAACCATTATAAAACCGGATGAGCTTTCAAAGGTGTGGTTCAAACCTATGGATGTTTCGGAATACGATGCGGTTCACTTTGTTGGAGATGTTCATGGCTGCTATACGGCACTCAAAGAAGCAATCGGGGATGTCACCGAGAAACCTAATGAGCTGTTTGTGTTCTGCGGAGACTATACTGACAGAGGAGTTGAAAATGCAGAGGTAGTAAAGGAGCTTCTTCGCATCTATAAAGAACCGAATGTATATCTCATAGAGGGAAATCATGAGAAACATATGTGGGTTTGGGCTAATGACGGAACTACCGGGTCAAAAGAGTTTGAGATGCATACAAGAGCTCAGCTTGAAAGCGCTTCTTTTACTAAAAAGGATGTTCGCAAACTTTACAGAAGTTTCGGACAATGCGCCTATTATATATATCGTGGCAAAACTATATTGGCTACACACGGTGGTCTTAGTACGCTGCCCAACAATCTCACGCTGGTAGCTACCGACCAAATGATTAAAGGTTCCGGGAATTATAGCGACGCCGATGTTGTTGATCAGTCTTTCTGCGAAAATACTGATGCTTATCAGGTGCATGGGCACAGAAATCTTAAAGGAAATCCCATTCAGACTTGCAGAGCTTTTAATCTTGAGGGGAATGTTGAGTTTGGAGGCTCTATAAGAGTTGTTAGTTTCGTTGGTAATGAGATAAAGGTAAGCGAGTTTAAAAACAACATATATTTACCGACTGAAGAGAGAATTGATTATACTGCAAAGATAAAAAAGAACGAGTCTGTTGCAGATGCTATTCTGGCTCTGAGAGCTAACAAGCAGGTAGTCGAGAAGCAGTTCGGTGATATCTCGTCTTTTAACTTCTCAAAACAGGCTTTCTTTGACAAGATATGGGATGAGCAGACGATTAGGGCACGAGGTTTGTATATCAACATTCCCAAAGGAAAAATAGTCGCAAGAGGCTATACAAAGTTCTTTAATGTAAACGAGCGACCGGAGACAAAGTTTGATATGTTACAGCACAAGCTTAAGTTTCCCGTAACTGCGTATGTTAAAGAAAACGGGTTTCTCGGGTTAGTTTCATATAACGAGATAGATGATTCGCTGTTTGTTACAACGAAATCTAATCCGGATGGTAATTATGCATCGTGGCTTAAAGAGATGATAGATAAGAAAATCCCTGTTGATACACAGCAGAAAATGAAAGAATTTTCAGGGGAGAACAATGTAACATTTGTGTTTGAGTGTATTGATATGCAGAGAGATCCACACATAATTGATTATCCGGAAAATCATCTTTTCTTGCTTGATATTGTTTACAACGAGTTGAAGTTCAAAAAGTTCAGTTATGACGAGCTTATAAGTGTTGCAGACAAGTTCGGGCTCGAACACAAAGAGCGAGCTGTCGTAATTAATGATTGGCAGACATTCTTCGACTGGTATTACACAGTCACAGCACCTGACTATTTGTATAACAACAGGCATATAGAGGGATTTGTCGTCGAAGATGCCGACGGTTATATGGTTAAGCTTAAACTTGCTTACTATAATCTCTGGAAATACCTTCGCGGCGTTTCCTACAAGGTTCTTAAACGCGGACATCTTGATGGCAAGGAAACTTCGTCTCTTACAACGCCATTAATGAATCAGTATTATGCGTGGCTTAAACGAATTTACGCAGAAACAGAGGATAAAGAGTCGATACCGCGTGATATCTGCTCGCTTAGAAAACTATTCTACGCATCGGACGAAGGAAGAAATTTTACAAAGGAGGAAAACGATAATGATTGACGCATTTCTTTTTAACATTCTTAATCTGATTGGTCTTTATGGTAAAGCAATTCTTGTGCTCATCGAGAAAATACTTGGACTGTAAAATCCAAATAAATAAAAATGAAAAGGGGTAAAACAAATGGGATTTCAGAAAGCAAAAAGAGAACAGATTTGGCTTAAGGTGCTACTCGCGGGTCCAAGTGGAAGCGGTAAGACTTTTTCGGCGCTGAGACTGGCGAAGGGCATAGCCGCCGCTGCGGGTGGTAGAGTTGCCGCAATCGACACGGAGAATGGTCGTATAAGATATTACGCAAACGAGTTCGACTTCGACGACCTTCAGCTTCAGGCTCCGTATACTCCCGAGAAATACATTCAGGCTATTGAGGATGCGGTTGACGGCGGATATAAGACTCTTGTTATCGACAGCATAACTCATGAGTGGGATTACTGTGTTGATTATCACGACAAGATGCCGGGCAATTCTTATACCAACTGGGGTAAGGTAACTCCGAGACATGACGCCTTTATGGAAAAGGTTCTTCAGTCTCCCATACATATTATATCCACCGTTAGAGGCAAGGACACTTATGTTCTTGAGGATAGAAACGGAAAACAGGTTCCTAAGAAAGTCGGTATGGGCTACAAGCAGAGAGATAACACGGAGTACAACTACACTCTAACCTTTAATATCGCGCAGGACACCCACATAGCGGAAGCTCAGAAAGATAATACACACCTCTTCGAGGGCAGATACGATGTGCTGACCGAGCGCGACGGCAAGGCTCTGTTTGACTGGGCAAACGCTGGCGACGCTCCCGCTCCGAAGCCGGTTAATAAATCCGCCGCAGAGGAAGAGCCGGTTGCAGATGTTCCTGTGGCTGAGAAGTCTAAGATAGAAATGGCTATAGACAGCATTAACAAACTCGCTAAAGAACTTGCAGACAGCGGTGTGGCGAAGAAAACAATTTCAGATATAATCAAGTCGGTTTCGGGTAGTGCAAACTATAATAAGATAACTGACTTCGAGGTAGCGACAGATGTTTACAAAGAGCTTGTAGCTCTTAGAAATAAGGAGGACTAATTTATGGTAGAGAATAATGTAACAATCATCGGCAGACTTACGGGCGACGTAGAGATAAGAACCGCCGGTAACACAGACAACAGAGTGGCGAATTTCACTGTAGCTGTTAATCGCCCCAAAAGAAAGGACGCGGAGGACGAAGCAGACTTCATTCGTGTTAGAGCGTGGAACTCGACCGCCGACTTTATCGAAAAGTATTTCGGTAAGGGTTCTAAGATAGGTGTCAGGGGTTCTATTCGTACAGACTCGTACAAGAACAAGGATGGTGAAAACAGAAGTGTGACATATGTCCTTGCTGATGAGGTCTGCTTTATTGAGTCTAAGTCAACTTCCAACGGCAGCTCTGAACCGAAAGCAAAGGCGAGCACAAAGAAAGCAAATGTTGATGTCACTACTGACGACGACGATCTGCCGTTCTGATGAGACATATGGAAAAATACAGCTTTTCTAAGTTGTCTTCTTTCCATCAGTGTCCTCTGCAATATTGGTATACATATATAGCTCGTGAGCAGGGAGAAAATAATGCTTTCGCACAGTACGGAAGTTTCGTTCACTCCCTGCTCGAACGCTGGGGCAAAGATGAACTTGCCGAGTATGAGTTGCTGGGTGAATATGAAGATAAGTTCTTCGACCGTGTAACTCAGGAATTTCCACCCAACAAATACACCGACTTGAGTAAGAAATATTACGACGACGGCGTACAGTTTTTGTCAAACTTCGAGGGCGTGGATGCGAAAGAGATACTCGGTGTAGAAGAACACTTCGAGGAGCCAATTGCGGCGGCGGACGGAAGAGATAGCTTCATCATTCAGGGCTTTATAGACCTTATATACATAGACTCGGCGGGACGGTTGGTAGTTCACGACTGGAAATCAAAAGCAAAATTTAAAAACCCCGCCGAGCAGAAGAAGTATGCGAGACAGTTATACATATATTCAATTTATGTCAAGCTGAGATATGGCAAGTTTCCCGATCTACTGAGATTTCATATGTTTCGTAACAGCAAAGATGTGGATATCAAGTTCAACATTGACGACTATTACGAAGCAATAAACTGGATGCAGGAGACGGTAAAGGAAATCCGGGATTGCGGTGAGTTTGAAAGCCGACCGGATGATTTTTATTGCCAATATCTGTGCGACATGAGACTAAAATGCTGTGGGGAGACGGCAACGAAAGAATGATAATTAACGATCTAAATGATATTAAGGAAACTTATGGGCTTATATATGCCGACCCACCTTGGAAGCAAAGCAAGGGTGGTAAGAAGTCTGTGAGAGAGAATAGTAGCGGAAAACCTTTAGATTATCCGACTTGTAGTTTGGACGAAATAAAAGAGCACTTGAGACTTGCAACTGAGTCTACCACAGAGAACTCTATATTATTTCTTTGGACGATAGATAAGTATTTGTTTGAGGCGCAACAGATAGCGGAAAGCTTAGGCTATAAACTTCATGCGAGAATGATATGGGACAAGGTTACTGGAATACCTGCTGCCTTTACGGTAAGGTATGGGCATGAGTATCTTTTATATATGTATAAAGGAAAGCTCACTCCTGTAGCAAAAGATGAAAGAGGGAAAATACATACAGTTTTCCGTGAGCGTGTAACAAAACACAGTAAGAAGCCCGATATTGCCTATGAAATTATCGAGAGGTTATATCCGGATTTAAAGAAACTGGAAATGTATGCGCGGGAAACGAGAGATGGCTGGGACAGTTTTGGCAACGAAGTAGCATAAAGTAAAGGAGGTTGATGATTTATACAGGTATTAAAAAGCGATATTCAAAGAGCGAAAGAGAAATTAGGGGATAGAAATGCTGAGATTATGGTTGAGTTGCTCGGTATTACGAACTGGAATCCCTCAAGAAGAGTCGGGTGTTGCCCGAACCCCGAACACATAGACAAGAATCCGTCGTGCTCGTATAACCCCAAGACTTATTCTTTTCATTGCTTTGCGTGTGGCTTTACCTGTGACATCATAGATGCCTATATCACATCCAAGAAGTGTACTTTTCTTGAAGCGTGTGAGATGCTTTTTGATGAGGCGGGTATACAGTATTCATTCGCAGAGCGCGGAACAAAAGACAGGGCATACAAATACCCCAAGCCCAAGTATGCCGACAACAAAGAAGAGGTGTATAAGTATTGGCGGAAGAGAAAAATATCACCTGAAACAATAGATTATCTGAATATACAGCAGGACGAAAAAGGAAACACCTTGTTCCAGTATTTCGACCTGAATGACGTGCTCGTAATGTGTAAAGTCCGCAAGTCACGCGCAGTGCCTCACGGTGAACTTAAGATATGGTATCTCGAAAACAGCGATTGCTGTAATGTCCTTTACAACATCAATAAAATAAATACCACTCAGCCGTTGATAATATGTACCGGCGAAGGCGACTGTGCCGCACTCATTGAGTGCGGTTTTTACAACTCCGTAAGCATTAACGGCGGCGACCAGAATACGAAGTGGATTGAAGAGTGCTGGGATTTTCTGCAAGAGTTTGACGAAATCATCCTCGTCCACGACAACGACAGAAGCGGCGAGGAATACATAAAGAAAGTTGCTCCGAGGTTGGGCGAATATCGTGTCAAGGTTGCAGAAATCCCATTGTCTCACACCAATGCAGACGGTGAGAAAGTTCGCATAAAAGACATAAACGAACTGCTGTTCTTTGAGGGGAAAGAGGCGGTCAGAGATGTAATCAATAACGCGAAAGAGTCTGAGATTCCCGCGATAGTCGATTACACCGAAGTAAAGAGATTTGACATGTCGGATGTCGAGGGGTTTACAACGGGCTTTGAAGATTTGGACGCTGCGCTCGGCAAGAACTATATGGGTTCTACAACGCTCATAACCGGAATAGCTTCTGCGGGTAAAAGCTCTCTGATATCGACGCTTGTATGCCGATCTATAGAGCAGGGTTATCCTTGTTTTATATACAGCGGAGAGCTTTCAAACCCGTCGTTGAAAAACTGGATTGATTTTGTTCACGCAGGACAGCGGGGGCTTGAAGAAGTGCAGGGCGAACACGGCAAGTATTACAGAATCAAGTCTGATGTGTACAGAAAAATCAATTCCTATTATCGCGGACAGCTTTACTTCTACAAAGATTCGTTCTCGCATAAGACCGAAGATCTCCTCGCGACGGCGGAGAGTGCGGTAAGAAGGCTTGGAGTAAAAACGGTATTCTTCGACAATCTCACATCTGTGGATCTGTCGTGCGACGATAACTCAAAGTGGACTAAGCAGGAAGATTTTATAAGACAAATCATTGACTTTGCGAAACGATGGAATGTAGCTTGCTTTGTGGTTATTCACCCGAAGAAAATGGAACAGGTACGCAAGATGAGCATCTTTGACCTACAGGGCGTTGCTGCCGCTGCCAACCTTGCACAGCGCGTTATATCGTTGTACCGAGTATCACCTAAAGATAAAAAGGGTGTTGTTGGCAGAAACGGCAAGTTCATTACGCCGCCCATGAAAGGCAGTGTTGTCCTTGAAGTTCTCAAAGACCGATATGGTAGTGCGAACAACAAGGAATTTGCTCTGTACTACGACAACCCGAGTAAGAGATTCTACACAACGCCGCAGAATCTTGCCCATGCTTATGGGTGGGAAGTCGCCGACGGCGTGACAAGTGCGGAGTTGCCTTACGGCACTCCTGCTTATGACGAAGATATGGACGAGGAGGTGTTTGGTTGACAGACAACTTAGTAATTTATCATCTACATAGTGATAACAGTCTGCTGGACAGTTGCACAGGCTACAAGCTGTATATCGACAGAGCCGCTGAACTTGGACAACCAGCTATAGCGTTCAGCGAACACGGAAAACCACTTAACTGGGTCAAGAAAAAGATGTATTGTGACGAAAAGGGAATTAAATACATTCACGGCGTTGAGATATACCTCACTGAAAGTCTTAATGAAAAGGTCAGAGACAACTACCATACAGTGCTTATAGCTCGAAACGAACAGGGTGTGAAAGAACTCAACCTTGCAGTGTCGAAATCATGCGATAAAGACCACTTTTATTATGTAAATAGATTGAGTTTTGACGAGTTTCTGAAGCTGTCCAACAACATTATCACAACGAGCGCGTGTCTTGCAAGTCCTCTAAATAAGCTTCCCGTAGACCATCCGATGTACGAGAGTCTTGTTAAGCGATATGACTTCCTTGAGATTCAGTCTCACGATTGTCAGGAACAGAGAGACTTTAATGTACATTTGGCGGAGCTTGCGAAGAAGTACAGTAAGCCGCTGATAGCAGGAACAGATACTCACTCGCTTGACAAATATAAAGCCGAGTGCCGCAAGATATTACTCAAATACAAGAATAAGTCTTACGGTGACGAAGATACATACGACCTCACATATAAGTCCCGTGAAGAGTTGGACGCTGCATTTGCAAAGCAGGGCGTTCTACCTCCCGAGCTTTACAGACAGGCTATGAACAACACGCTTGTAATGGCTGATATGGTAGAGCCGTTCGAGCTTGATACATCTATTAAATATCCGATACTGTACGGGTCGGCTGAAGAGGATAGCCGAATAGAAGCTGAGCGTGTTGACCGAATGTTCAAAGAGAAGCTTGAGACGGGGGTTATACCGCCCGAACAGGAAGAGGGGTTTAGGTTAGCGTTAGTGGAAGAAAGACGAGTTTTTGAGAAGCTTGGTATGAGTGGTTTTATGCTCTGTATGAGCGAGTTGATATGTTGGTGCAAAGAAAATGATGTACCGGTTGGTCCCGGACGAGGTTCTGCGGGTGGTTCGAGAACCGCTTTTGTTACAGATATAATTGACTGCAATCCGGAGCAGTGGCATACAGTATTCTCTCGTTTTGCAAACGAGGATAGGAAAGAAATTGGGGACATCGACGTCGATGTTAAGAAGACCGACCAACCCAAAGTCTTTAATTACATATATAAGCGTTTCGGGGCTCGTAAGACGTCGAGAGTCCCGTCGTTCGGAACTTTACAGAAAAGCGCTGTTATAAAATGTGTCGGCAACGCTCTTGCAAAATATTGGGAAGAAGAGAGAACCGGCAAACCTTTTAAACCCGCTGATAAATTTTCGCCAGACAATCCGTATTCTCTGTCTAATGTGGATAAGATTGCAAGTCAGTTCGCGACGGATGAGGGCGGTACAAGGACTAAATTTCCTAAGCTTTTTTACTATTACGACGGGCTTTTAGATACGAAAGTTTCTCAGTCAATTCATGCTGCGGGTATAGTAATCAGTCCGTTAACCCTCGATGATACATATGGGGTCTTCGATAAGGACGGCGACCCGTGCCTTTTTATAGATATGGACGAATTGCACGAAGTCGGAGCGGCAAAGTTTGACTTTCTCCCGCTTAGTAATGTTGGAATTATTAGCGATACCTGTAAACTCGCGGGTATACATTATCCGCGTATGAATGAGATTAATTTTGACGACCAAGCAGTATGGAAAGATATGCTAAGAAGTCCCGTAGGAATTTTTCAGATGGAATCATCTTTTGCGTTCTCACTGTTAAAGACGTTTGAGCCCCATTCAATTTTTGATATGGCTTTGGTGACAGCCGCTATTCGACCGTCGGGAGCTTCGTATAGAGACAGGCTAATGAAAAAGATTTCTAATAAAAACCCGTCAAAGGAAATAGACGAGCTCCTTAAGAATAACTTGGGGTATCTAATATTTCAGGAGGATATTATAGCGTTTCTCCAGCAAATGTGTGGGTTGTCAGGTAGTGAGGCTGATAATGTTAGACGAGCTATAGGGCGTAAAGACGCCGAGAGGTTAGAGAAAGCAATACCAAAGATACTTAACGGGTATTGTGAGCATTCGAGTAAACCAAGAAAAGAAGCAGAAGAGGATGCGAAGGCTTTCTTAAAGGTAATCGAGGACGCATCTGAGTACAGTTTTGGTTACAACCACGCTGTAGAATATTGTCTTACGGGGTATTTGTGTGCATATCTTCGCAAATATTATCCCTGTGAATTTATTACGACTTATCTGAACAGAGCTGCCAAAGAAGAGGATGTCGTCAACGGCACTACGCTTGCCGCCGAATATGGATTTAAGGTAACACCTCCTCGTTTCGGCGCGTCGAGAGATGTCTTCTATTTTAACAAGGAGAAAAAAGAAATAGCAAAGGGGTTGACGAGTGTTAAGTATATGTCCGCTGCTCTTGCAAATGAGCTGTATGACATATACGACGAGGTAAAAGGGAGACCGTTTATGGAGGTTCTTAAGGCTCTCTCGAAGACCTCTATTGATACGCGACAGCTCGATATCCTAATTAAAATTGGCTACTTTGAAGAGTTTGGGAACATGGGAGAGCTATTGAAGCTTGTGCAAGTGTACTCGTTCTTTAAAAACGGAACTGCAAAATCTGTTAGCAAGTCCAAAGTCGTAGGTTTCCTTACGGATATCATCTCAGATTATGCGACGGATAAGGGTGTTAAGGGGAACGAGCTTAAGTCCTATACAATAACCGACATGGACGGGCTTTTAGCTGCCTGTGAAGAGCAAATCAGAAAATCAGATGTTCCGGACTTAACCCTTAAAGTCAAAATACAGAATAGTATCGAGTATCTTGGCTATGTTGGTATTCAGACCGGACTGCCCGAAGACAGGAGAAAGCTTTTGATAACAGAAGTATTCCCCATGCGTGGGCAGAACGGTGTGCCGTGGGGATATAAAGTGAATACGCAGAGTCTGGGTACAGGTAAGCAGTCGTCGTTGACGATACCGGCGAGAATATATGCCGAGAATCAGGTAGCAAAGGGCGATATCGTGTACGCTGACAACTGCTACAAGAACCCGAAAGGATATTGGTATCTTAATTCCTATAGAAAGATATGAGGTGCAAAATGAAGCCACAATCCAAGAGAGATAAAAGAGCTCAGATTCTTTACGATGAGTTACAGTATTGGGGTTTAATTAGTTATGAGTCGGATATGAGAGCTGTAAAAGCTATTGCTAATGAGTTGCCTCAAAGAATGTTAGTAAGGGTCATTTCGAAATTAAGAAGGATGCGCGGCGCTGATGAATTTGTTGTACCACGCGGGGTTGCGATGCAGGAAGGAGAGAGGTGACGACTATGGATTGGAGGGGACGAAAATATTACGCGGTTAGCTTCTCCCCGGAGGCATTAGACATGAGGATTCAGTTTATTAAACTTATAGGCTCGGGTGTTAAAGTTCGTTTTAGCACTGATGTGCCGCGACAGAAAGATGAGCTTGAAGAACGAGGTCGTTATCAATGTCTAATAGGATGCCGTTTTGACCAAAGCGAGGCAATAGAGTATGAACTCAAAAAAGCCGAACGCAATGATTACTATTGTTTTTGGAGAGAGATTAAGGAGGCAAAAAAAATAAAGGAGATAGTAGCCAAGAAGCCAGTTAAGGTAGCGCTTGATAGCGCGGTTATGGTTGTAGGTGATGCGCGTGGCACCATTGATGTAAGTGCTGCGACATTAACAGATATGGCTGAGATGGTTAAGTCGGTTAAAGCTACAAACGATAAATTTTATGAGATTATTTATAAGGACGGTAATCTTGAAATGAAAGAAATAAAATGATGGTTGCGCGCAAGTGTAGGAAAGGAGATTAGGTAGCATGATGATTTATGTGATACCTAAAGACGATGATAAACCTATTAAAATCGTTTTTGAGGGTGGGGAAGGGTCTAATCCCATAGTAGAGGATGATCGGGTATATTTTATTGATGAGCACCCAAGTCCTGAAGAAGTTGGAAAAGCGTTTAGAACATTATATGAAAGATTAATGTCTATAGAAGAAGTTTTCGAGAAGCAGATACCAAAGAAGCCGATAAACGAAGGGTGCTATTACTTATGTCCTTGTTGCCGAGGCGACTTGGGTGTTTCGGATGATGATATTTTTATCTATGAACTTTCGATGCCTAAATATTGCAGTAATTGCGGATGTGTGCTTGACTGGGCGGAGGTAAAGAATGAGTGATTATATTGACCGTGATGAACTGATAGAACATATTAAAGATTTGCCGACATGGTGGGGAGACGACTCTGTGGGATGTGCGTTTTACCTAACAAGAGCAATAACAAGTATTGAGAACGCTCCTGCCGCTGATGTACAAGAGATTAAACACGGCGAGTGGATCGAGGACGGCTATTACGATATTCCTTGCGTGTGTTCGTGCTGTGGAGCGGAAGCGCAATATATAAGCACCTTTAAAGAAACATTTGACTATGACTGGGAAGAAAACTTATGCCCTACAGGGTACGAAGAAATAAGAGAATATATTAAAACACCGTTTTGCTCTAACTGCGGCGCAAAAATGGACGGAGGCAAAAAATGAGCTTAGGAAGCGATTATTTAGCTGAATATGCGTTTGAGCGGGATTATCCACACGGGGTCAACGGCGACGAGTGGAGAGATACTTGTGGCGTAGTACACAAGCTTAAAGATATGTCGGAGTCATATATTAAAAATGTGATGAGGTTTATCGGCAAAGATGACGACTTTTGGTATGCATGTGAGGCTGAGCTAAATAGGAGACTGGACTATGACAGACATTAATGTGGTAAAAGAAAGAGTGATTGAAGAATTAAAAAAGCAGGGTATAGATGTGTACTTCATCGACTTCTATGTTGACGACGGCGGCGAGCCGTATTTTGTTTATACCTTCGACGAGTTGATGATAGAAGAAGCGACTGAGTATTATAAAAACAATTGGATAATCGAAGGCGCGTTTGACGATTGGTCTTTTTGGTATGCAGATGAACCGGACGATTGGCTTGTCGCAGATATATGTGACACAATCAAACACAGAATAGGAGGGAATAACAATGCGTGAGATACTTTTTCGTGGCAAAACAATAGGCAACGGTGAATGGGTTGAGGGATATTATTATAAAGCTAAGTATTGCAGAACTGACGACGAGCTTTGTGATTATATTACTGTTCCGCACCCAAAAGAATACAACGAGCCAAGTTCGCACTATATTGTAAACCCTGAAACCATAGGACAGTACATAGGTCTGAAAGATAGAAAAGGCACAAATATTTTTGAGGGCGATATAGTAAAGAGAGTTTGCTTCGGCAAAATGAGCATTTATCAAATTGTCTATGACAACGATCTCACGAGTTTTATCGGGCGAGCGGGTGTGAGATTTACAACATTTGACTATGGTTCAACCGAATTTGAGGTCATCGGCAATATCTACGATAATAAGTTGGAGGATTTTTAAAATGGATTATAGCGATTGTTTAGGATATCAGTTTGGATTTTGTCGGTTTAGCAGAGAACGACTGGTTTATTTGATTATCCATGCTAAAAAATCAGCCCCCCGAAACAGGAAGCTTTACTGAGTACCTTGCCGAATATCTTCTTGAACACGGAGTCATCGTGCCTCCCTTAAAAGTGGGGGACACAATCTATCAAATCGACGGTGTAAGGATATACACAAGCACAATCCATGAAATTACATATACCGAAAACAAAGTGATTTTTGTGTCTGAAAATGTCGTTTTTGATGAGCGAGCGATAAATAATTCAATTTTCCTCATCCGTGAAAAGGCAGAACGAGCGTTAAAGGAGCGTGAAAACAATGGCTGAATACATAGAGCGTGAGGCAGCGATTGATGAAATTGAAGGCACAACTTGGTATCACATAAGTTGTCAAAAAAATTTAGTTGAAGGAGCTGCGTGTGAAGCTGATGCGCTTTATAAAGCCACAGACATTTACAATGTTATAAAGTCAGCACCAATCGCCGATGTGGTTGAGGTTGTCAGATGTAAGGACTGTAAGTATTGGCAAGACAACAACGATGGATACCCTCATCAAGAGTGCCGATGGGGTAATTATGAAACTCCTGACCCTGATGATTATTGCAGTTACGGAGAATTGAAAGATGGTGACACGGAATGAAAGCAGAGAACAGAATAAGATTCGAAAGGATAACAGGTCAGATTGAAGGTTTGTCCTTTTGCATTGAAAACAAGGAAATATCAGGAGCACTGCTTGACATAACCGAAACGATCGACAGCGTTATCAAAAGCGAAAGTGAGGACGGAGGGAATAACAATGGCTAATGCAGATAGATGTGTGTGCTGCGGAGAAATAGTCCCCGAGGGACGGCAGGTATGCCCATCGTGTACGGCAGCATACATAATGACGAGAGATATGGGTAACGGAAGGAATCCCGACAGAATAGACGGCTTTCTTGAAACGCTTGGTCGGGCGTGGAAGAGGGTTCCCGATTGGAGGTTCTTTCAGCTGATATGCAACATCCAAAGAGCAATGCACTCTGATGGATTTTATTTAGAGGACGGTGACTCCGAGCAGTTTATTAAGGAGATGTTTAAGTGAAAAAAGAGTTTAATGAGTGCGTCGGATGTCCGCCTGAACTTGGGTGTATCGGTGACTCGTGTCCACATAGGCGTGTTACTCGATACTTCTGCGACAAGTGCGGTGTAGAGCAGACACTTTATTATGTGGACGGCGACGAGCTGTGTGCAGAGTGTGTGCTGGACGGGCTTGATATTGTCGAGGGTTCGGACGAATAGAGAGGAGAGATTAAGTGGGCAAAATTGAAAATGCGATAATAACCGGCACGATGCTGGGGCGAGAAGACCACGGGGTACTGACATGGATAATATATATGGAGTCCAGATGTTGTGTTTGGGGCGTCGGCGGATATGCGTTGGATAGTTATGATCGAGAGACTAAAAAGAGGGTCTTTAGCGCCAAGTCTATGGGGTCTATCTCCGAAGTATTAAGGGTAGTCGGCGTAGATAAATGGGAAGATCTTCCGGGCAAATATGTTCGATATGAAGATAATGGGATGGGTTCTTCGGTGACAAAAATCGGAAACATCATCTCAGACAAGTGGTTTGATATAGCTGGCTTTTTTAAGGGGGATAGCGAATGATAAAAATTGAAAATGTTGATGTGTATGGATTTGAGGCATCCATTAGAGGTATGAGGTCGCCAATGAACTCTTGGGATAAGAGTGACAGTGGCTGGGTTTCGCCTCGTGCGAGTAATCTTTTTCCGACAATTTATGTCGTGGGGTCTAAAGATTTAGATCTCATGACTCGTCTCCGTAATGCCGGTACTGACCATCGTAAGTTTATGAGAATGGTTACGGTGTATGTGGATGTTACAGCTCCACTCTACTGGTGGAAGGAATTTGATACTTACAAGGTAGGTACGGTTGCTAATTCATGTTCTACCATGCACAAGATTCATGCAAAAGAGTTTACGCTGGAGGATTTTTCACAAGAACACCTATTAGATGGAAGAGGACTTAAAGTTTCTCATGAGGATAATTGTACGCCCGATGAATCAGATTTCGGCTTTAGACTATCAGGGAAAGAGCTTCTTAAAACCACCGTTAATACTTTAAATTATTATCGAAGAATTTTTCTTGAAACCAAAGATAAAAAATACTGGTGGCAACTTATTCAGCTTCTTCCGTCCTCTTACAACCAGCGTCGCACCGTAATGTTTAACTACGAAGTTCTGGCGAACATGTATAAGTCTCGTCGCAATCATAAGTTAAATGAGTGGCATACCTTCTGCGACTGGATTGAGGGGCTGCCTTATTCGGAGCTGATTACTGGAAAGGAGAAAAATGATGAAAGTATCTGAAATTTGCAAAATTGTGAATGATTGTGATAGACTTCATGATATTTTGCGCCAAAAAGAGCATAAGCTAATTAGCTCAGAAATTCAGGAAATTCGCGATTTGTTATGGGGTTACAGAGAAGAACTTATGAAGAAAGAAGTTAAATAAGGAAAGAAGAAAAATGCTGAAAGCCATATGTGATATTTGTGGAATAAGACCTGCTGATAACCATTTTAAGGTTAAAAAAGAGATAGAAACTGCCTCTATTGATATGGGAATCGTATTTCCAAAAAAAGGAATGGATTAATGTTGATATTTGTAAAGAGTGTTATCAGAAACTACTTTTCAAATCATCAGTAAAGGAGAAAGTAAATGATAAATATGACAATTGCTGAGCTGAAGAGGTTCATATCAGATCTTACTGATAATATGCCGGTAATTATACCAGTTTGGGAGATGCGCTACGATAATGCAAGCGATAGTCTTGTTCATAATGCGGGCGAGGACGAGGAGGACTAATATGGACGCAGTAGATTACCTTAAGACAAAAGAACGAATGTGTGGAAAGTCATCTGGTTGCTCCATGTGTCCGCTCGCTATGGGTAAACCCCTTGGCTGTGAAACCGTTGAATCTCAGCGTCCCGAAGAGGCTATCGAGATAGTTGAAAAGTGGAGCGTAGAACACCCGGTAGAAACATACATAAGTGACTTCCTCAAGAAGTTCCCGAACGCGATATTGGACGACAAAGGCTATCCGCCTAACTGTGTGAGATACCTTTACGGCAACGACCATGCTACAACCAGCGACTGTTGGTGTAGTGATTTTTCTTGCTCGGATTGTTGGAACAGACCTATAAAGAAAGAGAAGTGTAGATATTATAAGGTTGAACACGGAGCAAAAGTGTGCATCGGTCAAAAGGGTGAGCCGTCGTGTAAGTGTGGCGGCGACGTGAATTGCTGTGAGAGAGACTAAAAGGAGAAGATAAATGGGTTATTACTTTAACAGAGAAGATATTTTAAATGGCGCAAAAGACTGCGTTTGCAGGAGCAGGGAGGCGGAATACAGCTCGCCTGAGAACAGCTTTACCGCGATAGCAAATTTGTGGACGAGCTATCTCGATGCGGCGTTCCCAGATGAAAAGGTTCTGCTGACCTGTAAAGATGTCGCCGCTATGATGGTGCTTTTTAAAATGGCAAGGGTGGCGACCGGTAGAGGCAAGGCTGATAACTGGATAGACGCGGCGGGGTATGCGGCGTGTGGTGGTGAGACCGAGAAGATAATTCGACCCGACACAGAAGTCTCGAAGGACACTGACTGTGTGGTGGTTGTGTGAGAAAGAAAAAGCTAAAACGGGAGCTAAATTCTCTACGCACCGACCTCGAAGCCGCTAAGAGCAATGCTGATTTTTGGAAGGGATATGCGGAGTTCAGTCAAGAAAAATTAGAAGATAACAAACAACTCCGTGAGGAGAACTTAAGACTAAACAAGCTGCTCGTAGAGGTAACAAGTGACCTTAACGCACTTCGCCGAAGTAGTGGATTCGCTCATGCTTACTGCGCTTACGATGAGTGGTTAGACAAAGAATACTGTGACCGTTGCAGAGAGAACGGATATAACGATTGGAAATGGAGAGGAGTTTTAAAAAATGAAGAGAATCATTGACGAGATATTTGACTGGATTACAGCGATAGATGAGGCGATAGAAATAACTGCCAAAGATGAGACTCATAGCGACCATAAGGGTGACGAGCCACAGATACATACGTGTCCCGCAGACTGTAAGGGAGCACCCAACGCCAACTGGCACTCAATAGAAACTGTCAGCGACCTGCCCGAGTACAGTGGTAAATTTATCGTGACGATTGAGGAGCTTTTTTATTCAATCAATTGTATGCACTCAAGACCCCGCAACGAGAGAGCGACCGTTACAGCGTGGTACGACGCCGACTCGATGACTTGGGAGATTGACGGCGTGGACGAACCTATAGACGCAGTTGAGGGTGGAAGTGTTGACGGTGTGCTCACCTTTGTGGTGGCATGGCAGATACTTCCTGAGCCTTACGAGGAGGACTGATAGGATGATTAATATTCTTAGAAATGGAGCAAGTAAAACACTTGAGTTTAAGTGTTCGACCTGCGGGTGCGTTTTCGAAGCAGACATAAATAGCTATGTTCTGACGGGAGAGGAGATTGTTCGTGAGTCATACGACGGGGCGCACAAAGTTGTTGTGTATGCACCCTATACAATGTCAAAATGCCCGTGCTGCGGACGAGTAGCATACGAGGCTTAACTTATATATACGGAGGTTTACAAAACATGAAAGTAATACTGTATACCACGCATTGCCCTAAATGCAATGTACTGACGACCAAACTGAAATCGAAGGGAGTGGACTACGAAGAAATTACCGATGTGGATGTTATGAGAGACAAGGGTTTTATGTCAGCTCCTATGCTTGAGGTTGACGGAAAGATAATGACTTTCGTCGAAGCAATTAAATGGGTTAACGAGGTGATGTGATATATGAAGTTCAATATAGATAGTCTCGATAGAAGTTTTGTAATTGAATATAATCGTCTGCAAAATGCTTACCCAGAGAGGCTGAGCGAGCTCAATGGGTTTGGAGATAAACAGCTCAACTATACCGATTTTATCGACAATTTTGTTGATAAGCAAACCATAGCAGACGCGAGTATAGATGGCAACGCGAATGTTGCACACAAGGATATTGTTTCACTCATAAACGAAATGTCAAAGCCCCATTCAAAACTTTTGGCGTTCAACAAGATATTTCATGAGCTGACTAAGAAGTATGGACACGAGGATGCCACTGAGTGGCTGAAGGGTGAGTGGGATGGACACTTTTATCTGCACGACGCTCATAGCTCGTCTTGGGTTCCGTATTGCTTCGCTTATGATATAGACGAACTGGTGAAGCGCGGACTCTATTTCATAGATAACTTTAATGCGGCTCCGCCTCAGCACCTCAATACATATACTGATTTTGTCAGCGAATTTGTGTCGTGGACGTGCAATAGGTCTTCAGGCGCGGTTGGGCTTCCGAGTTTTCTCGTTTATTCGTATTACTTCTGGAAGAAAGATTGCGACGAAGGTTACTTTGTAAAGTCTCCCGAATATTACAGAGACCAGTCTTTTCAGGAGATAATCTATCGACTTAATCAGCCCTATCTGAGGGGCGGAATCCAGTCGGCTTTTACCAACTTCTCAATATTTGATAAGCCATATCTTGAAGCGCTCTTCGGCGGTAAAGAGTTCCCCGACGGCACATTCATTATAGATTATATCGACGAGATTAAAGAATATCAGAAGGCGTTTATGAAAGTGCTCTCAGATACAAGAAGAGAGAACCTTATGACGTTTCCGGTCGTTTCGTTTGCTCTTCTCAGACAGAACGGCAAGTTCGTAGATGAGGATTTTGCAAAGTGGTGTTGCCGTCATAACATGAAGTGGGCGGATAGTAACATTTTCGTATCAGAGGATGTTACAAGCTTGAGTAACTGCTGTTTTGCTGGGTCACAGAAAGTTCTTGCGAGATCAAGCACTGGAGGAGCAGCTCTTACCTCATTTAAAGAGCTCTGTGATGCCAGATATACTGACGCTCGCAGAAATTTAGTTATATTCCACAACGGTAATTGGCGTAAAGGCAAAGCAATTAAGCTTCCTGCAAGACCGCTTTATAAAGTCACAACAGTAAACAACAAAGAGTTAATTATCACTGATAATCATATAACGCCTACGCTCAGAGGTGATATTAAGACGACCGATCTCACCACTGATGATTATATACTGTTCAACACAAAAGCTCTTAACGCTCCGCATGAGACAGATAAGCACCTCACATACGAGCAGGGGTATATGATTGGTATGTATCTTGGCGATGGTAGTATGTCCGGCGAAGACGCTACAAATAAAAGCACGACAATCTGCCTGTCTCTAAATAAAGAGAAATACGAGTCATCAATAAAAGAACTCGATATAGCCGCGAAAGAAATCGGTGACGCTCAAGTTAGATTGGGCAAGATTTATAATAATGTTTACCCTATAACTATAATAAGTAACAAAGTGGCAGAATTTATAAGAGAGTATGTTGGAGGCAAATACTGTTACGAAAAAACTCTAAATATGAATGTTCTCTTGCAGTCAATAGAATTTAGAAGAGGTATTCTTGATGGCTACTATGTGACCGACGGTGGCAACAGCAATCGTATATACAGCACCTCAAAAGAGCTGATTGACAACATAGAAGCACTTTGCACTTCTCTTGGTTTTAACACTATTGTTAATGTGTCTGATAGAACAGGAGAGGGAGCTGTGGTTATTCGCGGTGAAGAGTTTAATCGTAATTATCCTCTGTATTGTATTCGTTGGTATGAGACTTATAAGAGGGCAAGTAAGGATATCTACAAATGGAATAACAACTCCGTTTATTTTAAGGTGAAGTCAATAGAGCCCATAAATACCGATGATGAGTTCTGCTACTGCTTTGAGATGAGTGACGAGGATGAGCCCTATTTCACCTTACCGAACGGTATAATCACACATAACTGCCGTCTTAAAAGCAACATAAAGGAGCTTGGCTACTTCAACAGCATCGGCGGGTCGGCGCTTGAGGTTGGATCTATTAAGGTAAACACAATAAACCTTGCTCGTCTTGCCTACGAGACAACATCAGAGGAAGAGTATCTTGAAGCTCTTAAGGGTCGAGTAATTACCTGTGCAAAAACTCTTGATGTTATTAGAGATATTATGAAACGAAACACAGAAAAGGGGTTGCTTCCCAACTACGCGCTCGGTATTATCAACATGAAGTCGCAGTACAACACCGTTGGCATTATTGGTGTGTACGAAGCGTTGCAGAAATTTGGCTACACCTATCACGACGAGTTCGGCAATACATATTATAAAGACGAGGGCGTAGAGTTCGCCAAGAAGATACTTGCGACAATCACCGAGATTAAAGACGAGTTCGTCAAGGACAAGGACTACATGATGAACATCGAACAGGTTCCCGGAGAGAGAGCTGCGGCTGTTCTTATGGAAAAAGACAAGCTATTCTTTCCCAATGAGAAATATGACCTTCCTCTGTACGGCAACCAGTGGATTCCGCTCGGCATAAAGACAACCATAGCTGAAAAGGTTAGAGTGAGTGCTATTCTTGACAAGGCTTGCTCAGGCGGCAGTATAGTCCATATTAACATCAGTTCTCCATTCAACAGTTTCGATGAAGCTTGGTATATGATGAACTATGTGGCGGATGCGGGTGTTAATTATTTCGCCTTTAATCTTCGTATATCGGCTTGTGACAACAATCATGGATTCTTCGGAGATACTTGTCCCGAGTGTGGACATCCCGTTGAGACGACATATCAGCGTATAGTTGGCTTCCTTACGCCTACTAAGACCTATTCTGAGGCTCGTAAGAAAGAGTTCGCTATGCGCGACTGGTTCGACCTTAACAATATAGGAGAACTTTAATGCGAGTAAAAGCAATCGAAGTAGAGGCGTTTGGGGACTATAAATATCCTGCAATGCTTATAGGTGCTAACGGTTGCGACTGGAAATGCGAGAGAGATTGCGGGGAGAAGCTGTGTCAAAACTCTTCCCTCGCAACTTCTCCCACTATCGAGGTTGCTCCGTATAGACTGTTTGAACTCTATCAGTCGAGCACTGTAACAAGAGCAATTGTGTTTGGCGGGTTGGAGCCCATGCTTCAAATAGAAGAGATTCTCGAAGTTATTGATTATTTTCGTCAGCGCACAGACGACCCTATCATAATTTACACGGGGTATACGTCCGATGAAATTGAACCTAAACTAAACGAGCTCAGACGATACAAAAACATTATCGTAAAGTTCGGGCGGTTTATCCCAAACCAAGAGCCCCACAGAGACGATGTTCTTGGGGTGATGTTGGCAAGCAACAACCAGTATGCAGAGAAGATAAGTTAAGGAGAAGAATAATGAAGAAGATTAAAATAAAGTATCATGACGCGAATATGGAGCGTCTTCAGAAAATATCACAGGGTGACTGGATAGATCTCAGAGCTGCTGAAACTGTAGAACTTAAGAGGGGAGAGTTTAAGATTATATCCCTCGGCGTATCTATGAAGCTTCCCGACGGTTACGAGGCTTATGTTGTACCGAGAAGCAGTACATACAAGAACTTCAAGGTCATACAGGCTAATAGCATGGGAATTATAGATAACAGCTACAGCGGTGACAACGATGTGTGGATGTTTCCTGTGGTAGCTCTTGAAGATACAAAAATTGAAAAGGGTGATAGAATATGCCAGTTTCGCATAGTGAAGTCCATGCCTAAAGTGTGTCTCGACGAAGTAGACCATCTCGACGACCAGTCCAGAGGCGGGTTCGGTTCTACGGGAGTGAAGTGATGAAGAATAGCAAGCTTTTGTTTTATATCTTGTCGTTCACTTGGGGTTTGCCTATGACACTTATAGGCGTGGTTGCCGCCGCAGTTATGCTGTTGCTCTTCAGGAAGCCGGAGCTGTGTGGCTATTGTATAAGGTTTAGGATTGGCAACGGCTGGGGTGGTGTGTCGCTTGGACTAACGATAATTACAGACAACCAGTCAGAGAGCGAGATTACATACCACGAACACGGTCATGCGATTCAGAACACGCTCTACGGTTTCTTTATGCCGGTTCTCGTATGTATTCCCTCGATGATACGATATTGGCATAGAGAATACCTTGTGCGGATAAAAGGGTATAGATATAGCTCTTTACCCGCTTACGACGACGCATGGTACGAGGGGCAAGCAACCAGATGGGGCACAGAATTTATGGCAAATCTCGGACGGTAATTTTAGGTTTGTTGAGGCTGACATAAAGAAACTGCGAGGACGAATATAATAAAGATATTCTGTCAACAAAAATTATTGATTGCGTTTTTATAAAAAAGGAGGCGAATTATGTTGAAAAATAAGAAAGATGATGATATAATCTACCATAGACTGAGGTGGGATTATATGAACAACAACGTATTAGTAAGCACTGCTATGTTGAGTGCGTTTTGGGAAAAGGAACGTAAGGACACATTTGATTTGCTGTCTCCTTTTGTAGAATATTCTATAGCCAAAACGACAAATGTTGGGGAGCTTCTGCAAATACAGGATTTGCAGAACTATCTTAAAACTGAATTTGGGTATGAAGAAATTCCTATAAACGCCATAACTTTAATACTCAACAGACTCTCTCCAAAAATTCTTAAACGCGAAAACAAGCAATATCGGTTGATGGAATCGCTCGATTCAAAGATAGATAAATTTGAGGATGAGAGAGTTAGGTATAAAGAGCGAGCGGAAAAGGTGGCTTCAGTTTTAACTGATTATTTAAATGCCCGTTTGTCCGCTAAATTTAATCGAGAAAAAGCGCTAAATGCTCTAATCGATTTCTTTGCGATAAATGGTATGTATGTTATTAGCGATATAACTGCTTTGGAATTACTAAAAAGTAAAGACAACGAACTTGTGTACTGTATAGCTCAATTTGTTGTAAATGAATATGAGCAGGATTCCTTAGTGTTCCATTATATTGTTAGTATGGTAAAGGGCTTCTTCGTCTCGACCGCTATATCATTACAGCCACAAAATGCGGATGTTACTAAGTCGAAATTTAAAGAGCTTAAGTGCTATGTGGATACCCCGGTAATTATAAGCGCTCTTGGTATGACCACTGAAACAGAGGCTGTTGCTGCTAAGGAACTACTGACTATGTTGCGAGAAAAAGGCGCGGAGCTATATTGCTTTAGGCACACATATCGGGAGATTGACTCCATTATTGAGGCGTACAAATACTCACTTAAATACGACACTTTATCGAATCACACATTAGAAAGCTGGGATAAGAAAGAATACACAATATCTGATGTTGAAATGTACCAAAGCTTATTGGAGAATAAGATTAAATCTGTCGGTATTAGAATTACAGAGGCTCCGGATTGTACAAAGGATATTGGCAAATATCCACTGGATTATGTTGACTTTAAAAATTATATAGACGAGAGAATTAGTTATGCAAGAGAGAATACTCTTGACAGGGATATTGAAAGTATTACCTCTATATTGCTAATGAGAGACGGTCATAGCTCAAGTTGTATTGAAGGTTGTGGGTCTATCTTTATTACCTCTAATATTAAGCTCGTTAAATACGCTAATAAATATCTGGTTAAATCCGGCATTGTTAGAGGCGACAGTGTCATGCCAATAAATACAGACATAGAGCTATCATCCATTGTCTGGTTAAAGTGTTATGCTTCCCATAAAGACTATCCAAGAAATAAGCTAATGGAACACGCTTTTGCTGCATTAGAACCGACTGAGGAAATACTTAAAGTATTTCGAGATAAGGTTGACAAAATACAGGCTGATGGCGGCATTACCGAAGAAGAGGCTGCTATTATAAAAACCGATTACTTTAGTCGCCGTAAACTCGCCGAAACGGCGCGGGGTAATCCGGAGCGTGTTAATGAAAATACTATATATGAAATTAAGGCAGAACTCAAAAATCGCCTTGTTAGTGATATTAAAAAGAAAAAAGACGCAGAAATAGAAGAGTATCGAGTTAGAGAAGAACTTATGTTAAAAGATCGTCAAGAAGAGTCTGAGGAATACATGAAGGTAGCTAACAAAAATAGGGAGATCAGAGATTGCATAATTAGAGAAATTAAAGCGTGCGGTAAAAAGGTCGAGAAGCGTACACGCATAGTATGTAAAATCTTGTTCTATACTCTTTTGGCGGCTTTTATTGTTGTATCTATCGTCGCGGACGTTATCAATAGCGGTGGCAACGTTTGTAACGGGTTTGTCGTGTTTTCGCTCATTTTGGGTACTTTAGCAGTTGTTGACGGGGCTATATCTAAACTCAATTATGTTTCTCGGATTACAAATAAAATAGCTTATAAGGCATCTGCTAAAGCGATGGACAAAGAAAAAGAGAAGAATAAGCAGAAATTTAACGACGCAATAAATTTTGATGATTTTGTTACAAAATAAAAGATAGCGATTGACTTTCTTCGTCGATATGATATAATTCCAGTTAAGAACCTCTTGGTTCCTATACACCTATTAGAGACGGTTTTGCTTAGGCGAAGCCGCCTCTGCCCTATAAAAGGTATTGACAATATATTTCTATAAGTTATAATTAATCTGTAGATAAAACAAACGGTAAGGAGGAGCTTTATGACTTTAGAGAAGTATTTTGAAAAGACCGGCAAAATTTATGGCGTTTCAAGTAAGTTTGATTTCGGTGAGTGGCATCACCGATTAGCCGAGTTTGACAGCTTGGAAGAAGCTTATAAGTGGCTTAACACTGAAGAGGGCGATTTCCGCACAAGAGAGATTGGGTCGAAGACTCACATTGCTAAGATTGCCGGTATAACCCCTCAAAAGTTAGACGAAGAACTAAAGCCTTATTTTATGAGATAATTTAGGTAAAAAACGCGGGTAGGGATTTCTC